GTCGGCAGCCGCCTCTCGACACCCGTGCCGACCCCTCCCCCCTACCCCTCACCCTATCGTTGCTGGTCAGCGCCGTACGACCCAGATGATGAGGATGACGACGAGGACGATGACCAGGATGGTAACGAGGCTCATGGGGTCAGCCTCGTCGTGGCCACGGCAGCGCGATACCGACGGCGAAGTGCGCAGCCCAGAACGCGAGGCCGAGCAGGAGCAGGTCGACCTTGCCGAAGTCGACGCCGAACGCGGCGAGGAGCAGGAGAGCAGCAGCGATGAGTGCGAGCATCAGCGGATCACGGACCGCAGGAGGCAGGACGCGAGTCGGGGTTGCCGGTGCACTGACCGCTTTGTCCCGCTCCATTTCCGCCATTGGTCGGAGGCTGCGCGTCGGCGAGGGCGGCGGCGATGCTGATGATGGACATGGCGAACAGGGCGATGCCAACGACGGCGATGCGGGCTTTGGTCATGGTGTCTCCTTGTGTCGTACGGTTGAATACCTAACGCCCAAACTCAACACATTGAGCAGCTCGACTCCGAGCGGCCGACCCTCACCGTCCAGGTCGACCAGGCAGCTCGGCGAGACCTCGACTGTGCGCGCGACCTTCCCGACCCGCTCGGCCTTGAGCTCGATGTAGAGCGCGTCTGCGTCGGGGGAGTAGACGAAGTTCACAGTTCGCCTTCTCCTCACCATCTCCTAGACGTGACTGGTGGTCGGGGCAGTTCCAGCTTAGCCCCCTTGGCTTGGTTGCACCGTTGGGGTTGGCCGTTGCGGCGCTTGTCCCTGCTGGTGTTGGGCGGGCAGTGCGGGCAGCCGTTCACTCCATGCACGGGACGCCAGTTCGCAGGATCGGCGGCCAAGTCGGGGAACAGGCTGACGGGAAGGGCGTGGTCGCCCTGGTCGCTGCCGGGATGCGCGCAGATCCAGCAGGTGGGTCCGGTGGTCTTGACCCAGGCGACGTAGCGGCGCCAGGCCCGGCTGTCGTGGCTGTGCTGGCTCATCGCCGCCGCATCACCGATCCGCTTCTGATGGCAGGGCTCAGAGCATAGTCGGCTTGGCGTTCTACCAAGTCCTCGACTGTTGACATCGGTGCCGGATGCCGGGGTTCCCAGGGCAGGGCAAGTCGAGCATAGAGCTGCTGGGCGTCCTGGATCTCGGTCTGCATGAACGCCATGATCTCAGGCGTGATGCGGAACCACTCGCCGCGGTGGCGGTGCTCAGCGAACCTGCGGTGAAGCTCATGCTCCAGCTTCCTGTCACCTGTGCAGGTGTACAGCAGCCGGAGCGTGACCGGGCTTTGTTCCTGTAGCACCGTCATTCGGACTAGCGGCTCGATGCTATAGCCGATCTTGACGAGGTTCAGCCCTTCGGCCTCTATGTAGTAGACGGAACCGATCCGCTCTATCTCAAGGTACGGATTGGTCTCCTGTGGCCAATGCCAATTGTGCTCCCAGGCGGCACCGTCAAGATCGATGGCTCCAAGCAGGGTCGGCAGCAGCTCGGCCGTTTTGGGTCTGCGGCTGCACTTGAGGTGCCGGTCTCGGAAGATCGCCACATGCCAGCTGTTCGCTTGATCGGCTGGTATCAGCTCGACGACTGCTCGGCTGGTTTGCGCTCGGTGACGATGGTTGCGCTTGGGCAGCGTAGCATCGGCCATGTCGACCACCCTTCGAGGATCTGGTCGGCCACGCCCCGGGCTGTTCCCTCAGCGCCGGGGCATTCTCCACTGAGTATATTCAAGCAGCACATGCAAGTCGACGCAATAACCGGATCGACCAGCAGTGTTCGCGATGCGCACCTATCGAGCTATACCGAGCCTGCCATGTGGCTCACTTCGGCCATCCTGCCTTACTCTTCGCCTCATCAGCCCACCGGTCGCGCCAGCTGCCGAGCTGCCGATGCCACGCCTCCCGCATACGCCGCAGATCCTGGTAGACCCGGTCGTTAGGTTCCACGGGGGGTTGGAGGGGGCCGCCGCGTTGGCCGTTGCCGTGCTCCGCACCCCACGCCAGCCGGTCCTCGGTTGGCCGGTTCAGCCCATGCCGGCCGATCGTGTTCACCTGCACACCCGGACCCGCTGCCGATTCCCGGCGGGCCTGCTCGAGGGCGGGGTCGACCCAGACCAGGAGGGCGATCATGCCGGCGAGGTCGTTGAAGGCGTCCTCGGTGGCGGTGTCGCACGCGAGCACGCTCAGCTGATGCTGAGCTTGCACGAGGGCCTCTTGGGTGGGTCGGGTCATAGCCGCCCACCAGCGTCCACGTCCCCGGCCCGGCGGACCTTCGGCGGGCGCCGTTTGAGGGCTTCCTGGACCAGGGGCCAGTCGGATGGCCGCCAGACGTAGACCTCGTTGCCGGCGCGCTGGTGGCGGTCGTACCAGCGGACCTGGTCGGGGGTCAGGTCCTCACCTTCCCGCTTGAGCTCCACAAACAGCGTGCGCTCACGGAGGAACACCCAGTCGAAGAAGCCGGGGTCGCCTTGGATCGGGGTTGCCCATTTGCCGCGGCGGTTCTGCGCGGGGCGGCCATGGTGGCACAGCCAGCCCATCAGCCGGGCGTACTGGTAGACCGTGAGAGCCCAGTCGTCCTCGGATTGCGGGAGTTGGGTCATGCGGCGGCTCCCAGGTGCTCTAGGAGCTGCTCGCCGATGAATCGGGTGTAGGCGGGCGGGATCGCCTGGCTTAGTTCCTCGAGGGTCATCCAGCCGATGCACATGGCTCGCCGCTGGTCACGCAGTGAGATGCGGTAGACACCGATCTCGATCGTCCGGCGCCGGTTCTGACGGTTAGTGGCCTGCGGCCAACGCGAGGTGTTGCGGTCGTGATCGCACGGAAGCCCAACCAAGGCAGTGTTGCTCTCGAACAGTCGGTGACGCTGCAGATCGGGACCGAAGCTGGTGCCACATAGCCGGATTGGGTTGTGAAGGGGGGCGCCTTCTACATTCTCGAGGATGTAGGGCAACCCGGTCGCCTGGAGCCGGATTCGGGTGAGGCCGATTAGGTCTAGATGCCGTTTGCGGTCAACGCCCCGTCGCCGACCATACGCAGTGAATCGCTGGCAGGGGGCGCTGGCGTGGATGGCATCGAACCCATCTAGCGGGAAGGTGAGCGCATCGGCCTGGTGGAACTCGAACGGGTAGTGCGGCTGCGCGGCGATGTCCACCCCGACTACGTCGAATCCGGCCTGGTGGTAGCCCATCGCCGCGCCACCGGCACCAGAGAAGAGGTCAAGAAGCCTCGGCCGCCTCATGGTAGCAACCGCCTAATAATGCGGGCCAGCCAGCAACCGCCGTGACGAAGGCACATCCAGCCGAGTTGGCTATCTCGATGAAGTGGATGCTTGCGGGTCATGAGCTCACCGCTTCCAGCAGCTCGTTCAGCCATATGCGCCGCTGGTGGGGGTCGCGGGCGACCAGGGCGGCGCGTTGGGCGCTGACGCCGATGCTTAGGCATGCGGCCGATGCTGTCCCAGCCTCGCATGGGGCTCATGGGCGGTCCCGTTCGATGAGCCTGGCGACCCACGTCAGCAGCACGCCGAAGGCGAGGCCGGCGGCGGCGTAAGCGAGTCCGACGGGTCCGTATCGTGCGATGAGCTGGTCGGCGGCGTAGGCGGCCAGCACCGCGGCGAGGGCGAGCAGGAGCCAGCCGAGACGGGTCGGGGTCATGGCGGCGGCAGCTCCCCGGACGAACCGAACCGGGGAGCCCAATGCTCCAGCACCCAGCGGGCCAATACTCGGTCCCACTCTTTCGTCGCCTCCGGGAGATCTTCGTAGGCGTCCTGATGGCGCACGTCGCCGCGACGGTGGGCTTCCTTCTGGTAGATGTCGTGGAAGCGGGCGGACAGCAGCTCCAGGCCCTCTTCGCCGTGCGGGTGCAGATGGGTCCACGGCAATGGCAGCCCGTCACCAGCCACCCTCGGGACAAGGTGGGCATGGAGGTGCCGGATCGTCTGCGTGGCCATCTCGCCGCTGTTGAGGATCACGTTGCAGGCGCCGACATCGACCAGGTTGGCGTAGTCGATAGCAGCCACCACCACGCGGGCCGCCATGTCCGGAGCCTCCAGCGCATCCGCGTAGTGGCCTTTGGTGACCGCCAGCAGATGGCCGGGGGTGACCGGGTTGAGCGGCTCAATGATGAACGCTCCGCCATAATCGGCCAGGACCGGGCTCGGCCCGGCATAGTCGCAGAACGGGCAGTCGCTCATCGGCGGCCGAGCCTGGTCACGGTGAGTAGGTCACTGCGGGTGTGGAACGTCGAACCGCACAAGCAGTAGTTGCGGCTATCGGCGAGTACGGCGGTCATGGCATCCGTGCCTTTGCAATCTCTTCGTCCACCTGATTGGGCATCCGCAGCAGATAGATACCGAGCGGTCCAAGTTTCCAGGCGTCCCGGCGGATAATCCCGTGGTACTGCCAGCAGTGGCCGCGCTCGAAGCCGCGGTGGAAGGTGAAGCCAGCCCGCGCCCAGACGTGGCCGGGGACGCGGCGGCTCAGGATTTCCGGCATCATGGGTCCATCGCCTTGCATGCGGCCATGACGTCGGCGAGCCACCGCCACCGCTGCTGCGGGTCGCGGGCGACCACAGCGGCGCACCCTGCGGTGACGCCGAGGGCGACCAGGCGGGCCATCATGCGGGCGATATCGAGCTCGGCCTGCGGGAAGACGAAATCGTGGCCGGTGCCACCATCGAAGACCAGTTTGCCGCTGCTTCTGATGAGCCGCTGTGGCCGCAGATAGCCGCGCAGGCAGTAGTGGTGGAGCTGCCGGTAGCTGAGGCCGGTCTGGCGGCACACCTGCGCCGAGGTGAACGTCGCCGGATGGGTCGCCGTGGTCATGGAAACCACCGGCCCGTCACCGGATCGCGGAGAACCCGGATGTTCTTACTGCCACATTTGGGGCATGGTTTGGCGGTTCGCGCTCGGATGACTTCGCGCCGGAAACCATCTTCGGTGTAGCGACCGCCGGGGCCATGCTCAATCCATCGGCCTTCGGTTAGGCGTTCACCCATCCATCGGCAGTCGTCGCAGATGACGTTCCTCACGATTCGTCCTTGATGGCGGCCAGCAGCTCGGCGCGGTGGCGCAGCTGCTCCAGCGGCGACCACGGGCCCTGGTCGAGGGCGGCCTGGAGTTCGCGGACCACATCGCCGAACCGTTCGGCGGCCAAGTCATCCGTCAGGGCTGTCATTGGGCGGCTGCCTGTTCGTAGCCCCAGCCCCACGAGTCCCAGCCGAGGCGAGGCTGCCGGCAAAACAGCTCCACGTAGGGGCCGTGCGAGACTTGCTCGATCATATCCTGGAGGCCCGGTGGCTTAGCAGAGTGCATGGGCTTGCCGGTGTAGCTGTAGGGCCGTTTCCAAGTGAACCAGTTACGCCCGACCCTGGCCCGCGCGCGGACGCGACCGCGATAGCCGAACACCACAAACTCGGTGGCGATGCCATAGGCGCCACCAAGGCCGCCGCCCATCGGCTCCTTGGCCCAGACCAGCGTGGTGGAGTAGGTGAACCCCCACGCAGCCAGGATGGGCTTGGTGTCCAGGAGGAACCCGTTGGTGACCCACAGGTACAGGTGGGCTTGGCGACCGACCAGCTCGCCGACCGGGAGCGCAGCGATCTCCGCAAGGGTCATGGTCGAGTACGGCAGCAGCAGGCTCGGGCCGGGCCGTTCGTCCGGGCGCCGGAAGCGCTCACCGACGCCGCGCACCAGCGGGCCACCGCCCTGCTGCGGCCATGGCGGGTCGGCCACGATCGTGGCATACGGCGGTGACAACCCCTTCCACGCAGGCCGCGACCGTTCGGCGGTCAGGTCGGCGTCGAGCTGGGTCATCGTGGGTAGCCTGCTTTCACGCTATAGCGTCGCGCCTCGTCCAGCAGCGTCATCCAGACCTCGCGGGTCGAGGCATCCCTGGCCCAACTCGTGCCATGCAGGGCACGGTCAAGCCATTCGGTCATCAGCGTCGCCGTCTCCGTGCAGCAGCAGGCAGCGGCGCAGCGATCCATCAGCAGCCGGTCAAGTTCCGCCTCGCGGGCCAGGTCGGCGTCGAGGTGGGTCATGGGCGCCTCTTCAGCTCGACGTAAAGCAGCACCAGCAGCACCAGCTGTATGGCCTCCAGCAGCGCCTCAAGCATCAGCCATCACCGCTCGTTCCCGGTTCGGTTTCGGTGCAGCTCGCGTCGACTTCGTGTACGGAACGCGACGACTTCTGGTCGACTTCCGGTTCGATTTCGGTCGGGAACGTGACGACTTGTGCGTCCGGCCAAGCCGCCAAATCGCGTGCTAGGTGTCCCTGAGCGGCGGGCTGATGGCGTGCGGTGAGCCAGAGTTGGCGCAGCTCAGAAGGCGTCATGGCTCGTTCACTTCCTCGGCGTCGGCGTCCTGGCGGCGTCGTTCCAGCGCAGCCCTGAGCAGCGCCTTCTGCGCAGCTGTTGCTGGCTGGCCGTTGTTTTGGGGTTCCGCTGCCAGGTCGGCGGCCGCTTGCGAACTGCCGGCCGGGCTGGCAGCGGGGGGCTGGGGGGAGTCGTCCCGTCCCGTCTTTGGACGGGACGACGGGGACGGGCCGGGATCTGAGGCGCGTACGTGCGGGAGTAGATCCGGAGCTTGATCCGCAGTAGATCCGTAGTTTGATTCCGCAGTAGATCCGAGGTAGATCGGCAGTAGATCCATGCCGGCGTCGGCGGGGGTGCGGTCCTTCTTCTTCGAGTTGCAGCTGCGGCAGGCGATGACGAGGTTTTCTAGCGAGTTGGGGCCTTTGGGGTCGATGTGGTCGTAGGTGCCGCCGAGGGGACCTTTGCGATCACGCCACCGGACCCCGACGCCGCAGTAGCGGCAGTGGTCATGGTCTCGCTCGCGGACGAGCTGCCGAAGGTCCTTGTCGCGGAACAGGGCTTGGCGGCGCGCATGCAGCGCCAGCCGCTCATCGCGCTCAGCGGCCGAGGGATTGTAGACGAGGAAATCGTGGATCTCCCAGCCATCGTCGACTTTGATCCACCGGCCGACCTCGATCAGTTTGGCAACGGAGGCTGCGGCCTTGGCCTTCGACAGGAGCGGTGCCACTACGGGCAGCGCCTCAGCCGGGACGAATCCGTCGGTGCCGTGGCTGGCGCTATAGCACATCCCGGCGATGTCAAGCGCCATCGCGACCGGACCCGCCCGGATGATCTTCTGGTGGGTCGCGTAGTGGTCGTCGATCTTCAGCCAGGTCACCCGTCCCCTTCCGGTTGGGAAGGCACGCCGACGCTGGCGTGCCCGGCCTGGAGGGAATCCCCGGCGGCGAGGGCGGGCTGGTTTTCGCGAGGCATGTAACCGCCGGGGACGGCTGCCGTATGGATGTCGCGAACAGAATGGTCCCCGGCGGCGGCTGTAGTTTGGATATCGCGACGGGAGTAGCCGCCGGGGACGAGTCCGGTATGGGATTCGACCGCCAAGTGATCCCCGGCCGCCAGCCACAGATCCCGCAGGATCTCCTTACCGACCGACCGCAGCGCCGCCGCGTGCTGGTGTGCGGGGGTCCAATCGCGGTCGGCGAACCGTAGTCGCGCCTCCTCGTAAGTGTCGCGGTACGGGGAACGTGCGCGGGTCGATCGCGGAGGGTCACTGGAATCCGCGCCGTCTGTGGCGATCGACCCGGCATCTTGTGCGTCGGCAGGCTGCGGATGCGCGCTGGCTTCCGCTTCGGCGGTGGCGGCACTGCCGACGCATTTCATCGCGGCTTCGGCGAGCAGGTGCACGAGCATCTTCGCGCGTGGGTTGCCGAGCGCCGCGCCATCCTCGGCGGTCATGCCCTTGCGCCGCTTCCGGTCCGGATCGCCGTGGCCGCAGTACGCCCACAGCTTGGCGACGTTCCGCTCGAACGGCGGGTCGGAGATCAGGACCCGCTCGGGGCCTTGACCTTCCCAGTGGTAGGGCGTGGCGTGCCGGGGGTGGCCGATGGTGCCGAGGAGACGGGCGAGGAGGTGCTCGCCGATCCCGGTCGTCTCCTGCTGCCAGGTGCGGATGCTCGGGTCGACGATGCGGCGGTAGCAGCGGACCATTGCGAGGCCGAGCTGGTGCTCGGTCGCGGCGAGCATGTCGAGCTGCGGCTTGAGCTGCCCGGGGTCGAGCAGAAACAGGCTCGGGCAGGCGCAGCCTTCCTTGCCGCATGCTCTCTGGTGGTCCTTGGGGATGTGCATGCAGCGGATGCAGCGGCCGGCGCGGTGGCCGCATGCGATGCGGGTCTGCTGTACATCGGCGAATAGCTCGGCGAAAACGCGCAGCTCACGGTAGGCAGAGGCGGCCGCGAGCAGTCTGGAGTCCGGGAAATCTATGGTTCGCCTCTGCCCGTTGGTGCCAGCAGCCGCGGACCCTTCGGATTGCGGCAGTACATTGGGCTGCTGGCCGTTAGAGCCGGAACCAGGCGCATCGAGCGTGGACAACGAAGACCGGCTGGCCTGGTCCGACGGTTGTTCGGGAGCGGACGGACGTGCCACGGAATCCGCAAGGCGTATGGCCCGCTCCCGAGCTTGGGTGGTCATGCTGCGTCCTCGACTTCGGCAAGGCAGGTGACGCCATGTTCGCGGATGAGCTTGATGGCCTGCTGGTGACGGTCGACGTCTTGGCCGAGGGCCTCGATCTGCCCCTGTAGCCATTCAATGCGGGCTTCGTGGTCTTCGACGGTCGCCTCGGCCCAGGTGACGAATCGACCATCTGGAATCGCGAACCCTTCCGGAAGCAATTGCAGCCACCCACCATCCGCTGCTGACGCCTCGCCGGTGAACCTCACCTTCTGTTCGACGCCTCGCACATGACGGCGACGCATCTGGGCGATTTCCTTGGCGAGGATCGGCACCAGCAGGCTGCACCGTTTCTCTGTATGCAGCTTTACCATGAGCCGCATCGCCAGTATTCTTGCCTCCACGGTGCGATCGGTGTCGGCAGCGCGGATCACCTCATATAGTTCGGTATAACCCGATCCGTCGGGCGCGCGGGGGTTGGACTCCGGTTTCGCGGCGGCCCGACGAGCCGGATGTTCTGTGGGTTGCGCGGGAACGCTAGACCCGCCGGGCGGAACGTCTTTGGACTTCGCGTCAACACCGGCCCGACGGCTCATGGCTTCCCCTCTCCGGGGTCGAGGTAGATCGCTTCCAGCGCCTTGATCGCGTTCGCAGCCTGTTCGCCCTGCAACTCCTGAAGGTCCTTCCAGTCCTTCAGCCAGCCGAAGTCCTCCCTGAACTGCTTCCGCAACGCGACCTTGGCCTGCCGCAGGTCGACGGGTGGGTCCTGGTTGATGGCCCATTCCTCGACGGGGTAAGCGGGACCGGCCGAGTCTCCCGTGTCCACCGTCGGGACCCCATTTGCCCGCGGCGGATCTGACTCGGCCGGTCCCGCGTTGGCGTCCCCGCCCTGCCCTGCCGTGCCCTGTGCCTCGTGGGCGTCGATAGGGTCGGCAGACGGGGACAAGAGGTCCGGGGCGAGGTCATGGCGGTCAGGACGGAGGTGCGAGCCAACATCCTCGCGCTCGCCCGCCCCGGACGTTGCGGTCCCCGAACTCTGCCTTCCCCTTCCAGACGCCGGGGACGTGGGGTCCGACCCGCCTCGGCCGTCCGCGGGGGGGCTGACGGGACCGGGCGGGTCGGACATCTGCGCGACCTCACGTTCGATCGCCTTACGGAGCTGGCTCAGCTGACCCTTCGCCAGCGGCCGCTCATACGACTTGGACTCCAACCAGCTGGCAACCCACGACCGCAAGCCGTGCTCGTCGATCAGCCGGCCGACCTCCGCGTGGGCGCGCTGCTGCTCAGCCAGGTCGCGCCACCCGGGCCGCACCCCACGGCCACCGGTGACGGTCTCGCCGCGGCCAGCGGCGGCTTCCATCTCCTCGGCGGGGGTCGCGTCGTAACCGGCCAGATGCATCACGAACCCGAGCGGCATCCGCAACGCTTTGCTGCTGGCGCGGGTGATCGCCATCGACCGGAGCTGGAACGACGGCGCGTCGCGCCATTTCGCATTCTCGTCGTGGGTGCATTGCGCGTCGGCCCGCCCGACCATGTTCCCGGCCATGGTGCGGGCCTCGACGGTGGCCTGGTAACCGAGGACTTCGCCTTCGTGAACGATCGGGCCGGACGAGACGGTGATGGGGAACACGCCGAGCATGGTTCCCGCCAGCGTCCAGCCCTCGAGGAACACATGGTCGGATTGGCCGATCCGTTTCACGAGCCGCTGTTCGCGGATGAGGGGGGCGATCTCGTTGGCGATCCGGGTCGCCTGCGCCACGATCGCGGCCGGGTCCGGGCTAGCGAACAGGGTCGACGGGGTCCGATCGGTGTCGGGGTAGATCTCCAGGTCGCTGGTCATCCGGTATTGATCCACCTTTGCGCCTCGCTGAACTCCGACAACGCAGCGGCCAGCGAGATCTCCTGCGAGATCGTCAACTTCCCCTGCTGCTGCCGCTCCAGCAGCGATTGCAGAAGGTTGGCAGCGACCGCGGCGGCGTCCCAAGGTCGTTTGAGGATGTCGGGGGTATCGGCGGTGCCGTTGACGGCGCTCATCAGGGTCTCCTCGTCCAGCTGACCCGGGCCTGCTCGCAGCCGGCCACCTCGTACTCGCAGTGGTGATGGATGTGCCCGACATGCCGGCCGGCGGCGTTCACGATCTCTCGCTGGCATTGGATAGCGATCGGGTTCAACCCGAGCAGGTCACGGATTTCAATAGTGTCCTGGCAACGCGGATAGGCATGAGATTTCATGGCCGACCCCTGGTTCGTAGCAGCAGCAAGGCGAACTCGGCGGCCTTGCGTTCCCCGTCGGGACTGAGCTGGAACGTGATGACCCCGTCGTCGTCCTCGCTGATCTGGACGAGGCCGAGGCGGCGCAGCTCCAGCAGGTCCCAGAGGAGTTCCTGCCGGTTGGCGTCGAGGCGGGCGGCTTCAGCGGCGGTCATGGCTCTATTCCCCCAAGGTCGACCCGGATCCCGGCGGCTTCGCCGAACCCGATGTCATAGCCGGCGGGGAACGTGGCGTCGATGGCCTTGTGGAGCTCTTCGTTCCGCTCTGCGAGGAACGCGACTTCGCGGTAGGCGTCGGCGGCTTCGGCCTGCCACCGCTGCGACGACCAGCGCCACTGGCGGGCCCGGCGGCGGGCGGCCATGGTCTCCGCGCGGCGCAACAGCCCGCCGAGGGCGAACCCGGCCAGCAGCGCGAGCCACGGAGTCATCGGGCCACCCGCCAAACGACAAAGGCGAAGTAGGCGCAGACGACGATGACGATGGTTGCCCCGAGGAAGGCTTCCGGCCAAGTCACGTCCCCGCTCATCCCGACCCATCCCCCCATCCGGCGGTCATGGGATCCAGCCTCTCGGCGCGTCACCGATGGGGGCGTTGTGGTAGCAGCGTCGGCACTGCGCGACCCCCGGGACGATGTCTTGATCTCGGTGGCCGACCAGTACGCAGACCAGGACCAAGAGACATCGTGAGTTGGTGCGACCGGCGAGGACCTCGCGGACCGTGGCGATGGCGTAGTAGTTCACGACCCACCTCCCCATGCGGCGGCCATGGCCAGGTACTCGACCCACGCGCGCCGCGCGGCCATGGCAAGAGTCGGGTCGATGTGCTGGTCGGTGACGGCCTGGTTCTCGAGCTCCAGGGGCACGGCGATGCGTTGCTCGTCGAGTTCGAGGGCGTCGAGTTCGCGGCCGGTCATGGTGTCGGCTCCGGCACAATCGTCAGTCGCATCTGCCGAGCGTCCCGGGGAACCCATACGATGCCGTCCCGGGGTATCCACTCCCGCCGGTCAAGTGGCGTTCCGATGACGTCGAAGAACTCGACACGGATGATGGGTGCGGCGCGCTGGCCGAACTCGACGCCGTCCAGTTCCCGGGTCATGCCATCACCTCATGCACGATCCAGCCGATGCCGACCGACAACAGCACGGTGATGACATTGGTGAAGGTGCGGACCCACATCTGCGTCGGGGTCTCATCCTGGTGGTCAGGGGTTCGGGGCCGAGCGACACTGACAACGATGGACAGGCCGATGGCTTGGGCGATCCCGAGCCGTGGCCAGCCGAGGATCGCCGGGACAAACCAGTTCCAGACGGTCTTGACCGCCCAGCCGTGGAACATGAGCAGGAACGGAATCATCAGGACGACCGCAGCGACATGACCGCCGCTGACTTCAGACCGATGGCGAGTGGGGACGCTCACGATCCCACCTCCCGGTCGGTCTGCCATCCGGCGACCTCGGCGGCCAGCTCCCGGATCAGCGCGTGGCTGACCAGGTCGTGGTCGGCGAGCTGGTCGATGGCCTTGGCGCAGATCGCGTGGATGCCGATGAGGTGCTGCACGTCCCAGGCGTAGTGGCGGGCGCGGCGGTCCAGGCCGACGAGCTGGCCGACCTTCCGGGCGACCTCGTCCACCGCGGTGGCGGTGTTGGCGGCGTGCTGCCGCCGGTAGGCCGCCAGCACGTTCGCGGGTGGCTGGTCGGGCACGGCCACGTCGCCGTTGCCGATGACGAGGGTCTGGTCGCCGGGGTCGGGGGGCGGGTCGTCATCGTCGGGGCCGAGTTCGTCGGGCCAGGTGGGCAGGTCCCTGGAGGCCAGCTGCTGCGCGTCGGCGGCCGGGTCGAATACTTCCTTGATTCTGGCCGCGGCGCGGCGCGGCAGCGACGCCGGCTTGCGTTCGCCGGCGGCGGTGACAACCTCAACGTTACCTTCGGGAACCGACGGCTGCTCGGGCGCCTCCCCGGTCGGGGTGCGGTTCGTCATGCCGCACCGCCAAGCGTCTCCTGTAGGGCCGGCTTGACGAACTGGCCGTACTGCTCGCGCCAGTCCTCGCCGAGCCAGTCCTTAGTCAGTTGCTCCTGCGCGCTCTCGGACGATCCGCGGGCGTGGTAGGCACCGCCGCAGATGCAGTCGCAGGAAGATCCGGGCTTGGCCTCATGGCATTTGGCGTCGCAACGGCGGTCACCGCCGTTGGGCCCTCCCATGGCACCGCCACCACTCATGATCGTGGCCATGCGGTATGCTCCTTTCGTTGTCGGTGGCGCGCGGCTTGCCCTGGAGTGGGTCGCGCGCCTCTGGCGTTCAGGGACTGGTTGCGACCTCCTCCGGCTCGGCCACTAGCTCGCCGGGCTCGACCTGGAGTGCGCGGGCGTAGATGCGGAGCGACTGGGCGTTACGTGGCTCCCGCTGGCCGGTCTCCCACCGCTGGATGACATCGCGACCCACGCCGCACAGTTCACCGACCTGGGCCAGCGTGAGGCCGAGTTCCTGGCGCCGACGCTTGGCGAGGGTGACGTTCAGCATGGGGGCTTGGCTTCCTTCCGAGTCGGCGGACGGTACGACGGACGGTAACTCCGGGTCGGCAAGATGTCAACACCTCGGCCGAGACTGCTTGACTGTCGGCCGAACACCAACTACTGTTGGCGCGTTGCCGACAACCGGGTCCAGGGAAAGGGGTAGGGACGACCATGGACGCGACCTTCGCGGAGCTGGTTGACCGCGTCGCGCGGGAAGCCGGCTTGAACGACTATCAGCTCGCGGCCGCCATCGGGCTGTTGCCCGGCCGCCGCGTGTTCAGCTCAAAGCAGGTGGCACGACTCCGACGGGGCGAACAGCGCCACCTCGAACCCGAACTTGTCCACCGGCTGATCGAGATCCTCGACCTCGACCCGCCGACGGCGTGGGAGAAGGCCGGGCTGTGGCCGCCGGGATTGACCGCCGAGCAGTTGCGGATGGTCACGCGCCCCGCGGTGCCGGCGCTCGCGGCGGCGAGCGCAACCTCCCGGCGCCGCCGCAGTGACCGTCCCGTTGCCGCGCAGGGCAAACGCACAACGGACCAGCTTTCCCATTGGGCAGGTCAGCGGCCCGCGCTCACCATCATCACAGGTCAGAAGGCCGCGTGATGGCCGCCAACGTCCGGTGTGCCGGCGGGGGACGCCTGGTCCCATGGGCGCAAGGAGTCGGGTCCGAGATGAGATGGGTCGCGGATCACGGGCTGGTGAAGAGACAACTGGGCGACCCGTGCGGCTGGAGGGGCGAACGTCGCCGCACACGAGGACGCATCATCAGGCTTTGCCCGCGATGCGGCGGCCGGGTCGAACTGATCCCACCGCAGCCATGACAAGGAGGCAGCATGAGCCAGTTGCATCGGTGGAAGGATCGGGGTGGCCAGTGGTGGGAATGCGACGCCTACGACCACGGGCCTTTCTGCCGCCTCTGCCGGAAGATTGCCACACCTGATGAGACAGAGGCAGCCTTGCTCGAACTCGTCGAGGAGGGGCTGCTTGAAATGAGCATCGACGACCAGGGCGGCCCTTTATTCCGGCTCACAACAACGGGCGAGAAGGCTGCTGCCGAGTTGATTCAGAAGCTCTCCAAAGGATGACTGCCCCGTGTTGTCCCCGACGGGGAATGCACATCCTGCTTGCATTGGTCGGTATGGCCTTCTACCCGCCTTCGGCCGTTGTGACCCGCTCGTGACTTGGCAGGGTGAGACTGCGCCTTTCTGGCAGCCGCGTGGTAGGGCACGCGCGGAAGAGGGGGCGCCATGCCGGTCCTGGCCTATCTCATCCTGTATATCTACTTCTACGCCGCCGTCTGGCGGTGGCTCCAAGTCCTCGTCCCACGCCTCGCACCCGTCGGCGGCGTCGTCCTGGTCGCCGTCGTGAGCATCTGGCTCGACGACCACCACCACCTCGCCGAGGTCGACCTCCAGCTCCTCGGCGTCGTCACGTTCCCCGCGTTGTGGCGCGACTACCGGCGGTTTCTCCTTGTCGAGGCGGACTGCGCGGAGAGCACGGTCAGCGAGATCCGCAAGGTCGCATACGACTTCTGCGCCTACCTGGCCACCAGCAAGGTTCGGGGCCGCACGAAGGCATGGCATCAGGCGGGCCCCGCTGATGTGGTGCGGTTCCTTGACCGTCCTGCCCGCACGGGACGGCGCCGCGGGCAGCCGCTGTCGCCAGCAGCGCGGGCGCACTACATCGTCGCGATCCGGGGTCTCTACCGGTTCGCCCACCAGGCCGGCTACCTCCGACGTAACCCGATGGAGCTGGTGCGCCCACCGAAGGTCCGGCCCGGGGCGCCACGTTCCCTGGACGCCGACCAGCTCCGTGCCGTGCTGCTCGCCGCCGAAGACGACCCACGTATGTATCTCATGGTCGTGCTGGGCTACTTCGGTGGGTTGCGCTGCGGTGAGATCGCCAGCCTCAAAGTCGAGGACTACTACCCGCCGCGCTTGTGGTTCCCCCCACCAGAATCTGATGAAGAGGACCCGGTGCTGCTTCCCGGCAAGATCCGCGTCATGGGAAAGGGCCGCAAAGAGCGATGGATTCCCTTGCACCCTGAGGCACAGGCCGCGATCAGCAAGTACCTCGGCGCCCGCGATGCCCGACCCGGCCAGCCCCTGATCGCCAACCGCCGCTTCCCGGGCCTGCCGCTGCGGGCCAAGTCGCTCTCGCGGCTGGTATCGGACTTCATGCACGGCTGCGGCGTCGACGAGTCCGGGCACAGCCTTCGGCACTCCGCAGCAACAGCGCTGCTGGCGGCTGAGAAAGGCCGCAACCTGTCGCAGGTGAGCGCGTTCCTCGGGCACGAATCAGACAGAGTGACCAGACGGTACGTTTCTGGGTATGACTGGGAGTTGGCTGAGCAGGTCCCGAAGATCCTTGACCCAAGACGTGGGGCCCAGGTGAGACAATGAGCAGGTCAATGGCCCGGCGGCGCTTGCGGCACCCCGGGCCCGGCCGACCCCTAACGGGAGGGATCGACGTGGGTAAGCGTACGGGCGTACCGCCGCGGCCACCAGAGGAACGGTTCTGGCCGAAGGTCATCAAGACCGAGACGTGCTGGCTGTGGACGGGCAGTAAGAACGCTCAGGGATATGGCACCTTCAACGCTGGCGGCAACCGCCCGGTCTATGTCCATCGCTTCGCCTATGAGTTGCTGGTGGGTCCGATCCCCAAGGGGTTGACGCTCGATCATCTGTGCCGTGTCCCCCTCTGCGTTAAGCCGGACCACCTAGAACCAGTGACGCATCAGGAGAACATCAGCCGGGCCAGCGCTGCCCGAACCCATTGCCGGAAGGGCCACCCACTCGATGGCACATACCGCCGTGGCACCGGCCGTCGCCGTTACTGCCTGACGTGCAACCGAGAGAAGGCCACGCTCAACCGGGCGCGGACCCGCGCGGTCGACCGGATCAACGACCCGCGCCAGCCGAGAAAGGCAAACCGATGAAGTTCGTCATCTGGAAGCATGACCTCGGCGAAGGCATCGCCGCCGACCTCGACCTTCCCAGGGGCGCGACCGTCCTGCACTTCGCTGAGCAGCATGACCGGTTCTGCATCTGGGAACGGCATGACGTCGACGAGGTCGCAACCGAGCGGCGCCACTTCCGCGTTGTCGGGACTGGCCACCCGGCCGACTTCGGCGCGTGCCGACATGTCGCGACCGCGCTCGTCCACGGCGGCGATTACGTCTTCCACCTGTTCGAGCTTGAGGGGGAAGGATGAGCCTCGGGCAGTTCGCATGGCAGATAGTTTCGCCCCAGCCCAGCCAATAAGATGGCCCCGCAGCTGCCGGCAGCAGCCCGGGGCCCGGACGACCCGCTAGGAGGTCGCCATGCCAAACAGTACGACGATCCATATTCCGCCGGCCGCCCAGCTCGGCGAGATCGCCTACCGCACGTGGAGCATGCAGGTCACCACCGACTCGTCCTGGACGTACGCGACCTGGCAGCAGCTCGACGACGACGACCGGCACCCGTGGATGATGGCCGCCCTGGTCGTCGCCGAAGCGGTGAGGAAGGCCAACGAGCGTGCTGACGCCTGACGCGCCCGACGCGCGACGCCGCGCCGTCGCCGCCCGCGTGACCGCCCTCGCCGACCACGCCGACCAGACGCTCCTACCCGTCCAGGCATTCTGCCAGGCGCAGCGGCTGCGCTACCCGACCGACGTCGCCGCCATCCCGGGAGTGCTACGGCGGTTCGCCGCCGACCTGCAGGGCGGCCGCCGACCCGACCGGACGGTGGGTCGCTGGTGGCGACGCTGGTGAAGGAGGACGCCATGACCGAGCACAAGCCGAACAACCTCAAGGATGCGCTCGCCGAGATCGAGCAGCTGCGGGGAGTTTACGCCGTTGTAGCCGCCCAGCCTCACGGCATCATGTGGGTCGTCTACGACCTGGAGTTCGCCCGCAGCCGAGCGCAGGAGGTCGGCGGGGTCGTGGTCGCGGTGCCGATCCTAGAGGACTACCGCCCACCCGAAGGTGAGCAGCCATGACCGATCCGCTGGACGAGATCCGGGCGCGGCGCGCGGGAGTCTCGTCCGATCCTTGGCACCACATCGGCGATGAAGTGCTGAGCCCGGATGACCTCGTTGTCGCGGAGGTGTCGGGCGTGGGCAACCCTGAGTTCATCGCCCATGCCCCGGCCGACATCGACGCGCTCGTCGGCGAGGTCGAGCAATTGCGGCGGTACAAGGTCGACGACGTGGCCATCCTCACCGCCGAGGTCGAGCGGCTGCGGGGGCTGGCCGACGAGTTCCTGGCGGCGCTCGTCATGACGGTGGCTACCGTTGAGGCGTTCTTCGAGGACGAAGGTTTGGCGTGCTCGTCATTCACGCGGGACATGCTCGCCACCGCAAAGACCCGCATTCATGACCTGCTGAACCCACCCAAAGGCGACCAGCCATGACCGACCCGCTGGACGAGATCAGGGATTACCGAGACTCGCTCTATAGCGCCAACGTTGTCGGCCCGACGGACCTCATCAGTATCAGGATGAACGTCCTCGACACGCTCATCGGCGAGGTCGAGGACAAGCGAACCCAACTGGTGGGTGCGCTTGACGGCTGGCGAACCGAAAGCCGTGTCGCCATCGAACGAAGCCGCGAGATCGAGCAGCTGCGGGCCGAACTACGCCTCGCCCGCGCCGTCATCCATGAACTGGCATGGGGGCCCGATACCATCACCGACAGGCCGCGGCTGCGGGATGCCCTGAAGGCATGGGGTGAGGCCGACAAGGCCGAGTTGCCACCCGAAGGTGAGCAGCCATGACCGACCCGCGGGAACGATGGGGTCTCCCGGCTGAAGTCTGGGACGTCACAGACGAACTTGCCCGAGCGGCAGGTGTGTCGCTTGAGGAAGCCGCCGCGTCCATATCGCGGGTTCTGGTGCGCGGACCTCTTGTCGACTGGCTGAATGAGAATGATGGCCCCTCACCCGAAGGTGAGCAGCCATGACCGACCTGTCGGTCTGGCAGTTCTGCGCTGACCCGCACTGCAAGCACCCCACTCCCCATTACTTCACCGCTCCGCAGGACGGGACGCCTCCCGACTTCGAGGCGATGTGGGAGGACTGCCGGAAGCACCGCGACAAGGCTGAGAAACGTGCCCGTTTCTACATGGACCTGTATCGGCGGTTTGCAGAGATCGTCGAATGGGTCGAGAGAGAAGCCGACGACCCATCCGAAGGTTCCCAGCCATGACCAACCCTGCGCAGCTCTGGCGGCAGCTGGTTCAAGAGGATCGACGATGCCTTTAATGCCGCCTGATGTACCTCAAAACCAATCGCATGGCTGGCACAACTTTGCCACCGGCCAAACCGATTGGCGTGACAGCATCCCGGCCACCGATGAGGAAGCCAAGCAGTACCTTCCGCAAGACCCTGCTGCCCTCAACCTCTACGATCTGTATCGACTGCGGGGTGACTCCATCGAAGATGCATTCATCGCGACCCTCCGGGCACTTACTGGACAAGGGGCATCTCGGAACGCGAACGACCCCCCGCCACCGAAGTAGCGGGGGGTCGGGGACTGAATCAGGATCCCTTAGCCCGGATCGCAGCCGGATTCTACTATGGCGCCTCGAACGGTGGCGCCTGCTGCCGCCTCGATTCGCGAACCCGCTGGGCCAGCAGCGCCTCCGCGGACGGCGCAGGCCGGTTCCGCACGAAGTACACCCCAGCGGCGTTGACCGCCAGCGCACCCGTGACCACCCACGCGGGCAGGTCACGCGGGTCGGCGGCGACGTAGGCGGCGGCCTCGAGCAGGCCGAGGCTGGCCACGACCAGGAACTTCCGCATCCGCGCCAGCCTCATGGGTTCCCTCCGCTGCAATGGCGTGGATGCTGCTCACGCAGCCGATAGGTCATGGCGTCCTCTCCTGACTCTCCAGGTACCGTTGCCATCCCTGCCGGGCCAGCTCCCGCACATAGCGTGGGAACGGCCGCACGTCGTCGGCGGACAGGACCCCGCCGTGCCGCTTGTACCGATCCAGCAACTCATGGACGAGGCGGTGGGTGTTGGGGCAGATCGTCACCTTGTTGGCGGGGGTATCCGGTCCGTCCCATGACAGCGGTTGGATGTGGTGGACGTCGATGATGCGGACCTTCGGCCGGTGCCACTTCACGCAGCGACATTGGACGTCGGCGCCGACTGGGATCGCGGTCACATCGGCCATCAGTCACACCCGACCAGTATTGGCGTCCCTTCCTGCGGATCGTGGTGTGCCAAGTAGCGCCGCGCCTCCTCCAGCCTCTCGAACCGGCGGAAGCGGGTTCCGGCTGCGTACATCACCAGCCAGTAGCGATGGCGGTCGGCCATCAGGGCGTTGAGGCGTCGCCGAACACGGCGCGGACGACGTCCTCGACATCCTGCTTGGTGAGCGTGCCGGCAGCACCGCCGCCGAGGGCATCGACCTTGGCGTGCAGGTCGGCGACGGCGGCCTGGAGGAGGTCGATCTCGCCGCGGACCTTGCTGAGGGTGTTGATCCGGTCGGTGTAGGCGCCCTCGCCGGTGACGGTGTCGCGCAGCGCCCGTAGGAGCTTCTCATCCTCTGCGGTGAATGCCATATCTCCCCCTTCGAGGATCTGGGTGATCGGGAACGGCCAGCCGGGGTCGCCGTGGTCGTTCTCCGGTGCGTGCATATGGCCGAGGTGCCCGGCGTAGTCATTCCATTCGGCGCCGGACAGGCGCACGCTGGTCTGGCCGTAGCTGGACGGGTAGGAGCGCCAACTCACGCCCTCGCGGAGCGGCACGCCCAGTCGGTCGTGTGCCCAGCGGGCGACCTCGGACATCACCGGATGGAACCGGACCTCGTTGGCGAACCCGAGCATCTCGATCTGGAAAACCCGCCACCGGTTCGTCTGGACCCCACCCGACTCGTTGCGGAGCGCGCGGCAGGCCCGGTTGGCGGGGATGTGCTGGCGGGTCTCACCGGTCGCGGGATTGATCGTCATGTGCGGCCAGAATCCGCTCGAGTAGGACGGGAACCCGGACGATTCTGTGTCATGCCACAAGATTTTGGGCTTACCGCCCAAAATGGATCCGCCATCAACTGGTGCTAGTTGATTGAGACGTGCCCCTGGAAACCACAAGTCGCTATCGGGCATGCGTTCTCCTGTATCTGGCTCGATACGCTCGGCGGCACTGGCGGCATACCCTTCTGCCCAGAGAGTCGATGTAGGTGTTCGCCTCGTCGTAGGGGTGACCCTTCGGGCAGTGGGTCTTGCGGGCGTTCCGGCCACCCTGACCATCGCCACGTAATTGGTTCTCGCGATTGGTGGCTGGTTCTAGGTGATCTGGTCGAACGCACCATCGCACCCGGCAGAGGTGATCAAGCGTCAAGCCTTCGGGGATCGGACCCACCAGCAACTCGTAGGCATAGCGGTGGGCCTTGACGATCCGTCGGTCAGTTCGGCCGCCAAGGGTGAAGTGGCCGTAGCCTCTCGTTTCTTTGGCGCCGGTCCAGAGCCAGCAGGTCTCCGTCTTCTGAACCTTGGCCCAGAACCGTTCCTCTGGTGACTTGCGGCGGTGAGGGTAGATACCCTTCGGCATGGCGGCACCCCTTCCGGTGTCGTCCACGGCCCCGGGTGTTTCCCCACCGCGGGGCCACTCACCTGCTGATTCTATCCCTTCCGTGTCACAGATCGGGATCAGGCATCGGTGCCTGCCATGCCCTGGTCGGGGGCGGGGTCGTCCAGACCCCCGAGGATGGCCTCGAATACCGGGCCGTGCTCGTCCCAGTCCACCGCCTCATCGAGGTCGGGATGTTCGACCCGGGCCGCCATCACATCATGGTCGGATGATTCGTGCATTCGTTCACCTCCATGGCGGCGGCTGCAGCAACCCTTGACGGGCGCATGCTGGCGGGGGTGTGCTTGCCCGACGACGACGAGGGGAGCGGCCATGGCCGCAAGGCAGGTCTTCGCGCACGAGCTGCTGGTGCTGGCGGTCAGGGTCGAGCTGATGACCCGTGGCGCCGTCGAGTTCCAGCTGCCGCCGGCGCCAGCCGGGCTCGAGCAGCTACCCGACCAGCTACGCGCATGGGCCGCGCAGGTCGCCGACGGCCGCGAGGTCTAGCCGAACAGCCCCGTGCACCACGAGTCGGCCTGGTAGTCGGTGTTGCCCTCCCAGACCCACGCCGAGCACGCCGTCCGATTGTTGGTGACGTGGTCACCGGTCGAGGACAGGAACTTGACGCGGAAATCGTCGGAGAAGGTCAGCAGCGACGCCGAGGCCGTGCCGGGGGTGCCGAACAGGTGCCAGCTGCCCTGGAAGGTGTAGTCGTCGTCGTTGTGGCGGACCCAGTCCCCGCCGCCCCATGGCGCCTCCGACGTGCATTGGGTGAACTCGCGGCACGGCTTGGTTCGCAGCTCGGCACGGTCGACGACCATGTCACATGGAGTCGTGTACGAAAGGGGCCCGTACTCCGAGGTGCACCAGACGTGGGCGCGGTAGGCCCAGTAGTCGTAGTCGTTGCAGGTCCCGACAGCCTCATGCGCGACCGAGCTGCGGATGTGCTCAGTGTAGAACCGGTTCTGCGCCGCGTCGTACCAGGACCGCTCGCCCTCCGCGATCCCGGCGTACTCGACCGCGGCGACCTCGGCGTCCTGCGGGCCTGAGACCTGGATGAAGGCAGCCGGGTAGACGAGCTGCCCCGTCGGACAGGTGTGCCGCCGTGGCCGGCCGCCTTCGCTGGGTGTCGCCTGGACAGGGACCGCCACGGCGACCGCTGCGGCGGCCAGCAGCAGCACGAACAGGACACGTTTCATGGTGCTCACTTTCCGGCGGCGGCTCGGCGCCCAGGGCGGGCGGGTGGACGTTGGGATTCTCAGCAGTTCGGAATTGGCGCCCGCGGCGTGAGGGTCCGGTAGATCGACGCGGACTCACGGTCGCCGCGACGTTCGGCGGCGGCGGCGAGTCCCTCCAGCGCCTTGCGGTACTGAACCGACGCGGCATTGCGCTGGAGGCAGACCTGCTTGGCCTTCTGCTGCCCCGACCAGGCGATGAGCCCAGTGAAAAGCAGGGCGACCAGCGCGGTGAGCAGGACCGCATACCGCATCCGCTCGAACCGGACCAGCATCACGGGGTAATATGGGTCGCGGCCGCGGAGGATGAGCCGGTCGAGTGGGTTGATGCGCAGCGGCGGCCAACGGCCGGTCCAACCCGCCGGCCGCTCAGGCGGGGGTGCAGACGACACGATCATCGACCTCCCTCGTCACGACCGGCTTCCCGTTCCGCAGCGTGCTCTGGCTGGGTTGCCCCGGCCGGTTACACAGCTTGGTTGTCGTCGTCGCCAACGTTGTTGTGGTGCTGCTGGTGACGGCGGGAAGGGTTGTGGTGGTGGGCGCCAGGCCCGGAGGGGGGACCGGGCCCGTGCCCCGACCCGGACCCTGCGGCAGCGTCGTCGTGGTTGGCTGACCGGCCGTAGTTGTCGGGCTACCGTGCGGCGGCAGGGTCGTGGTCAGCAGGGTGGTCGGCGGCCATGATGGGATGAGCGCACCATCTGTGTATGGCGGTGGCGGCCCGGGTAGGAACTCGCCGTAGGTGTGGGTCTGGACGGTGATAAGGGCACCGATCAGCAGCAGCCAGGCGCATGCCTCCCGGCGATACCAGACTGCGCGCACGAGGTCTCGCATTGCCCTCACGACCTGCCGTCGTTGTCGGCTCTGCGGTCACCAATCTTGAACAGGGGATACCCGGTGAGCAGACCCGCACCTGCGGTCAGCATCGGGATGGACGGTTCGCCACCTTGGAATTGGATGATGATCTGGGACAGGCAGAGCGCCCCGCCGATTGAGAGGATGATGATGTCGCGGAGGTGACGCACATCCTCAGTCCTTTAGAAGCCTGTCACTGCTTGCTGAACCAGCGCATCTGGAAGCTGGTGTCGGACTGGGTGCCGCCCACCAGGTCGAGGTTGGCGCCGGCGGTGTGGAACGCGAACAGTTCGATGTAGTCCCCGGAGGTCAGTGGCACATCGAAGGTGCGGAAGATCCGCATCCCGATCGTGGCGCTGGTGGCGTCGAAGGCAGCGTTGGCCAGCTCGGTACCGGCGTTGGGGGTGCCGCCGGCGTTCTTCTCCACCGTGTACTGCCGCTGCCCGTCGATGTCCGCGCCGAAGATCATGAACAGATTGACGGTGTACAGGCCGGTCTCGCGGGCGACCAGGCGGCTGTTGTTCGTCGCGTTATCGTGCATCGCCGTCGAGTACGGGTCGTACAACTCGGTGTTGAAGCTGACGACCGCCTCGACGTTGTTGGTCAGGGTCTGGTTGGCGGATTTGTAGACGCTGACCCGTGGCGGCTGCCACAGGAAGTTCTCGACGTCGCGGGGGTCGCCGTTCATGGTGGTCGCCGTGACGAACTCGCTGGCCACCCAGGTTCTTACGGTCGGCAGCGCCATCTACGGCTCCCAGTTCTGCTCGGGTGCCGGCAGGTCCGCGAGTGGCGCCTCGACCGTGGCGCGGCTGGCCGGCCAGGTCACCGGCCGCCACCGGCCGGTGTTGGCGACGTTGAAGCACTCCACGCACCAGAACCGCTTGTCGCCCTCGTCAAGGAACTGCGCGTTCAGGCACGTCCGGTTCTGGCTTTCGTCCCAGAGATTGCAGTCACCGATCCAGCGCCCATGGTTCAGCCGCGCCAGCACCGCCGCGCCGGTCGGGGCACCAGCGGCCGGGTCGGGCAGGAACATCCCGGCCTTGCGGCGCAGGTCGATGATGGTCGCGGCACCGGCATCGGCGACGCCGTCGCGAACGTACTCCTTGCCGTCCTTGATCTGGGCCATGGAGGGGGTATCCTCGAGGAGAGGGGCGGGCTAGTTGCCACTGGCAGGAAGAGTGGTCGTCGTCACAGGGCGGTTCGGTGACTCGCGGCTGTGGCCCACCGAACTCGCGGGTTCAACTCCCGCCGGCCCGCCCCTCTCACAAACCGAGCCGCGTCGTATCACCCAGTTCACTGAACCCGGAGACGCCGAGCTGCCAGACCTGCGAGAAGTCCCCGGGGCTGGTGTTGAACGTGATCCGCCAGAACTTCGGCGTGATCGTCTCCGTGCCGCCCTCGATGAACACGTCCACCGTTGAGGTGGGCGCCTGGCTGGGGAGGCTGGACAGCCGCAGCTTGGTCGAGATGTCCGCAGCGAGCAGGAGCGCGACCTGCGAGGGCGCGGTGCTCTCCAGCTTGTGGAGGTCGACGGTGACGTTCGGCACCCGAGTGCGTGGCGTGCCGTAGTTCCCGACCCGCCATTGCGCCGCCGCCAGGGCCGCGCTGTCGTCCACGGCGGGGATCTGCAGGGTATCGCGGTACAGGCCGAACTCGTCGATCGAGGTCTGGTCGACCGCGCGGACCTCGTTGTCGTTGGACCGGGTCACGGTCATGTCATTGGTGAGGCCGAAGTCGTCACCGGGGAATTGCAGATCGCCGAAGATCTGCTGGCCGGTGAGCGTGACCGCCGGTGTCGTGTTGTACCGCCGCGACCGGTTGTGCAGGGTCAGCTTATTGTCCCCGCTGATATAGAGCACGCCGGCTTCGGCCTTCTCAACTTCCCGCATGACCTCCAGCGGCTGCCGCCCGGACGTGGCCTGCGCGCTGACGGTCGAGTCGCCGACGTCGAGGGCACGGTCGGCCGACGGGATGCCAACCCAGTCGCCGATGCGGCCGATTCGCTGGTCGGTCCGCTCCCCGGCCAGGCCGTGGCGGCCGGCGTTGTAATGGTCGAGCAGGCGCGCAGCCGACAGGGCGGTGGAATGCGCGGCGACGTGAGACAGCGTGCCGCGGAAGCAGTCGCCGGTCGAGTTGCCGCCCACCAGCAGCCGCGAGTAGGTCGACAGGGCTCCCCCCGGGACCGACCACGTCTGGGCGGTGCCGACCTCCACGCCGTCCAGGTAGAGCCGCATCGTCGCCGTCGTGCCCGAGATCGACACGGTCAGCGCGCCGTGGTGGGTCGCGCCGTCATCGACCTCGACGGCGGAGGTGGTCACCTCGTCGGGCAGGAAGGGGATGGTCTGCTCGGCCTGCAGCTTCCCGGTCGAGTCCAGCTGCAGGATGGCGTGGACGCCGGAGGCGTTGGTGATACCGGCCAGCATCCGGCTGCCGATCGCGATGCCATCGAAGAAGCACTCCAGCGTGTAGCCGGGGTTGCCGCCGACGTTGGTGCCCAGCGGGCTGGCCTCCAGGTACTTCCCGTTATCGGCGTCGACCGGCTCGAAGCTCGGCGCCGACAGCTCGTCGGTACCTGGGCCGGTCCCGGTCGCGAAGTTGATCTCCCCGCCGGAGCCTTCCTGCCGGACCACCGCAGCCGGCTGGATCTGGGTGCTGATGTTGCCCGCCGTGGTCGAGCCGGACGGGTCGCCGAGCGGGTAGTAGGCGATGGCGTCGTCGCGGAGGATCTCCTCCTCCAGCATGCTGCGCAGCTCACCGAGCGCACCGAACCGTTTGAACCGATCGGTCGCGGTGATCCTCGCCTCCGCGTAGGTCGCGCGGCCCGATACCCATTCGGTCGGCCATTCGTTGACATGCCCGTCGAAGCGGCGGTACGTCACCGCGCTGCGGGTCGCGCTCACCCGGATCCGCTTACCGTTCCGCACATTCGGATAGTAGGGCGAGCTGGAAAGGAAGCGGGTGAACCGGCCATCACGGTTATTCAGCGTCACCGAGATGGTAGACGGCTGGACGTCGCCGAACTCGTCGGTGCGGCCCCACGTGTGAACGATCCCATCCTTGACCAGCACATACTGCGTGATATCCGTCCACGTCGGCGTCGTCGCCATCGGCTGGGTCGCGAACGCCATCTCGACCGTGATCGTCCACGCCATCAGGACAACCCCAGGGCGACCCCGCCGGTGTTGCGCTTGCGCTTCAGCAGCCCCGCCTGGACATCCACGACCTGGACGGTGGTCGGGATCACTTTGGCCAGCTCCTGCGCGATCATCCGCGCATCCTCGCGGGACAGCCGGCCGCCGCCGACGGGTTCAGGTCGGCCGGTCCGGTTGACCGCCAGCGTCGCGCCGGGCATCAGATAGCCGCCGCGGTCGAACACCTTGCCATTGATGCGGAGCTTCCCGGCGTCGCCGCCGATGTCGACGCCGCGCAGTTGCGACAGAACGGCCAGCTTCTTGTCGTCGACCGGGCCGCCGCGGGCCATGTGGAAATGCCGCGCGAACGACTCCGGCTGGGACGCGGCGGCGCCGACCTTGATGCCGGTCCGGGTGCTCTCAGCTTCAAAGCCGAGGCCGCCGTAGCGGCCGACCATGTGACCTTTGGTGGGGGTGACGCCGATCTGGAATACCCCGCCCAATCCCGGTTTCAATCCGGGAACTGCGGTGCTGATGGTGGCGGTGTTGAAGTACCGCTGGCCATGGCCGCCGCCGCGGCCGGTCAGCTTCCCGTAGACCGCGCCGACCAGCCCCGAGCAGTCGTAGGCGCCCGGCCCGGCAGCGCCCAACCGGTACGGCAGCGGGTCGGTACCCAGGATGAACCGCTTGATCGTCGGGTTGCCGCCGATGGCCTTGACGGTGTTGCCGAACGCTTTGGCGCCGACGTCGAGGATCCTGGTGACGCGGCTCTCCCAGCTGTTGAGCGCCTTCACGAACCCGCCAGTGCCGGTCATACCGAACTGTGGGATGGTGCCCCCCTGCGCGAATCCGCGTGCCTCGCGCCGGAGTCCCTCAACGGCGCGGTGCCCGCCGGCGCCTCGGACTTCCCTCGCCGACCAGACATGCTCACCGCGCGACAACCGGGCCGGGATCGAATCGGACGTGGACGTGCCGGGGCCGTTGACCTCGCCGCCCTCCGCGAACGCCAGCCGCGTCTGCCCCTTGGGGCCGACCCGGAACACCTCCAGACCCTGCCAGCCGAAGTTCGCGGTGATGCGGGCCCGCTTGCTCTTGATCCGGGCCATCGCGCCGGCGGCGTCCTCGCCGAGTTTCCGCCACGGCACCCGCGCATTGTTGGCGCGCTGCCCGCCGGTCCGGGCGGCCAGGCCCAATTCCCGGACCGGGGTGGTGGCACGCTGGGTGGCGGTCATCGCACCGGCGGTGGCCGCGTTCGCCCGCTTCTGCGCGTCCTTGTAGGCATCGGTCTGCCGCCGCAGAGCGAGCTGGGCACGCTCGAGGTCGATCTGTGCCTGCTTGTAGTCGACCGAGCGAGTCTTGCCGGTCCGTTTCAGATCGTTGAGGCGGCTCTGCGAGACCGCGACGTTGATCTTGGCCTGACGGAGATCGAGTTCCTTGGTCTTCTCGTCGTCCAGTGCGCGCTGGAGTTCCTCCAGCGCCTGCTTCTCCCCGGTCAACGCCCGGGTATGCCGCTCAGCCGCGGTCGAGGCAAGGTCGGTCGCGGCGGCGAGTTCCTTCGTCTTTTCCTTGCTGAGATCAAGCTTGTCAGCGATCGCGCCGAATGGGGTCGTGATCTTGAACAACTCGCGAAGGCCATGGGCGGTCTTGCCCAACGAGTCCGACATGTCGTTCAGATGTCCGGCGGCGCGGTCACCGAAGGTCGCCAGGTCACCGCCGAACTTGATGAGCCGTTCCAGACCGTCGGCCAGGGCGACCGCCGCGTCCTTGCTGGAGACCATCTTGTCGTCGGCGCCGGTCAGGCTGGTGACGAACCCGAGGATGGCGCCCTTGTTCTCCTCCCATGCGAACTTGAGCCGGCCGAGCTCAGGGCGGAAGTCGGCGAGGAACTGGTTGGTCACCCGCTCAGCTGCGGGGAGGACCCGGGTGGTGAGGAAGCCAGCCGCGGAGGCCAACGCCGGCATCAGCCGCTTCCCGATGGCTTCCTGGACGTTCTTGAACGCCACCACGACCCGCTGCCACGGGTCCGCCGCCGCTTTCGCCGCCCCACCGAACTCGGATTTCAGCTCGGCGAGGATGATCTTCTGGGCCTCCATCTTGCGGCCCGACTCGACTAGCGACTTGATCTGGTCCTTCTGCCCCTGCGTGAACGTGACGCCGACGCGGGTCAGCGCGGCGATGCCCTTGATCGGGTCGTTGAGAGCCTTCCCGACTTGAATCGAGGCCTTCTCCAGGCCCTGCTGGGTGACCTCCCCCTGATGCAGCGCGGCGGTCATATCCAGGATCGCGACACTGGCCTGGTTGAAGATGTCGTTGTTGCGGCCGACCTCGTTGCGGACGCCTTTGAATGTCAGCAGCATGTTCGCGCCGGCCTGGATCACCTCGTCATCGACGCCAACCTTCCGCGACAGCGAATCGGCGAGCCGGCCGACGTCGCGGGCGCTGACCTTCGCGACCCCGCCGGTGGCCTTGATGACGGCGTTGGTCTGCCGACCGACCTTCGCGGCCTCCCGCGCCTCGTCGATCGCGCCCTTCAGGAACCCGCCGATCTGGACTGCGGCGAACGCGCCGGCGATCCCGCCGGCGGCCAGCTTCGCGATCCGGGTCGACGCGGAGAAGCCGTGGCCGAGGCGTTTGTTGAAGCGCAGGCCGAACTGCTGGCCGGCGTCGTCGCCGCCGCGCTGAAAATGCTTCTTGGTGTTGCGGGCGAACCGCTCGTTGACCCGGTCAGCCTCGCGGAACCCGCGGCCGTACCCGGTCGGGTCGGCGACGAGGCGCCAAACGACGGAATTAGCCACCGCGGCCGCCCATGACCGTGGCCCATACGTCGAGCGTCTCGAACGTCATCGCGTCGTGCTCCTGCCGGGTCAACCCGAAGAACTCGCAGAGCCGGGCGCGGTCGCGGGCGCGGGCCGCTTCCTCTTGGACCCGCTCGCGGTACTCCTCCCGGGCGAACCGCCATTCGCGGCGGGCCCGGGGATCTGAGGAGGGCCGAACGGCTCGAAGTCGCCGAGGAACGGTGTGTCCAACGCCTGCTCCCACGTGAACGACGGGTCAACCCGGGAGCGGAGGCACCAGATAGTGAACGGCACCGCGGTGGCTCGTTCCTCGATCATGTCGTAGGGGTCGCGGTCGCCCAGCACCTCGGCGAGTGCGACCTTGGCGCGCTGCATGTCCCGCGGCGTGAGCAGCTCCGGGTTCAGCGACGGCCGGTCCGGCACCTGTTCGTTCTCGGTCATTAGCCTCGCTCCAGCTTGTCGCGGACATCCTCGAGGACCTGGTCGATGGCGCGGCCGACCCGGTCTTCCTGCGGGGTGACAATCCGGTAGAAGGTCGGGTGGCTGTCCTGCTGCACCCATGTTTCGCGGTCGCCGAAGACGGGGTGCCGCCAGCGGGTCAGTCCCTCCCACATCGCTGGGAGGGACTTCATCTGGTCGGGCATCTTGCGACCGTCGACCCGCAGCCGAGCGCCGGCCATCCGCCCGGAGGTGCGGACCTCGATCCGGCTGGCCCGGCGCAGGTGACTGCGGATCCGGCCGCTGCCGTAGGCAGACTTGACCTGCGCCAATACCGGCTTCAGCGCGTCGCGGATCCCGCCGGTCAGCTCCTTCCGCAATGCCTTGCCGTCGGCGACCTGCCGCAGTTGCTTACTGACCGCTTTCAGGTCGGCCGAGTCACGAACCGTGACGCGCACAATGACCCCCTAAACGTGACCCTTTTCACCTATCGGCCAGCCCGGAAGAGGCGCATACTCAGGACACGGGACACCTAACCGAGAGGAAGATCCCGATGAGTCAGACCTGGGGACCACCCCCGCAGCCACCACCCGCGTCGCAGCCCCAGTGGGGCCAGACGCCGTCGGCACCGCCGAAGAAGCACCGCAACACAGGCATGGTGATCCTGGTGATCATCGGCGCTCTGCTCGCAATTCTCGCCGTCGCCGCGCTTACCAGCGACCCGGTCAGCACCCCAGCAGCGGAACCAGCTGACAGCGGAATCAGCAAGGGCCTCGGCACCAAGGACGCATCCGCCGATATCAAACTGCTGAGTTTCCGCCACCGCGACTACGGCGAGTACCAGGGCACGATCGAGATCGTCAATCACTCCGACGGCACCAGCGACTACTACATCGAGCTGGTGATCCTCGACCAGGCCGGCACCAATATCGACTGGACGAACGCGGTCGCACAGCAGGTCCGCCCCGGCCAGCGCGCAGTGGTGCACTTCTCCACGTTCGAGAAGCTGGCCGCCAAGGCACAGGTCACCGAGATTCAGCGAGTCTCGTCTTCGTAACAGCCACGGGCCCCCGCCGGAATCGGCCCCGCAAGGGTCGGGTCCTCGGTTGGCCCGGCAAGCGGCCCCCCGAATCGGGGGGCCGCGCCTATTCCTGCTAACCGATCTTCGCGATCGGGGTCGCCGCCGACCAGGATGCCGAACCCTCAACGCCGCCGTCGACCGCGGCCGACACGTTGAAGTCGGGCAGGACGGTGCCCCAGAAGTACTGGGCGGTCGCAGCGGTCGGGTACAAGTAGAACTTACGTGCGATACCGTCCGAAGCAGCCGTATAGGTCTGCACCGTCGCGTCGTCATACCAGAAGGTGAGCTCGCCCGACCCATCGGGGAGGCCGGCCGAGTAGACCTTGGCGGTGTCCAGCAGCGCGGTCATGTCGACCTTGTCGGTGGCGGCGTTGAAGCTCCAGCTGCGGATGAACGCGATCGGCTCGGCGGTGCCGGCCGAGGTCAGGTTCATATAAACCCTTCCGAACCTGCCATGGCTGCGTGCCAAGGTGTCACCTCCGTATGGTAGACTGCCTCCATGACAGGACGGCGGTCTGATCCGGTTACTTACTTCTGGTCGAGGGTCGACCAGACAGATGCCGCTGGATGCTGGCCATGGACGGCCGGCAAGACTCCGGCTGGCTATGGCTACGTCTGGTGGCAGAGCAAGATGACTCCTGCACACCGCATAGCCTGGGAACTAACACATGGGCCGATCCCGGCTGGCCTGACGATCGACCACCTCTGCCGCAATCGAGCATGCTGCCAGCCGACTCATCTAGAGCCGGTTCAGCACCGCACCAACGTGCTACGCGGCGAAGCACCAACCGCCGTCAACGCCCGCAAGACGCACTGCCCCAAGGGCCATGAGTTGACCGGCAACAATCTCGTCGCCAGCAAGCCCGGTCGGCAGTGCCGTATCTGCTGGAACGAGCAGGTGAAGCTCAAAGCGCGGCTGCGACGTGCCGGAACGACCGCGCAGCCGATCGCATCGCTTCCAGACAACGCGCGCTTCTGGGCGAAGGTTGATCGGTCGGGAGGTGCGGATGCCTGCTGGCCATGGCTGGCCGGTAAGGGTACCGGCGGTTATGGAAGGGTTGCCTGGCAGGGCAAGGCCCAATCAGCACATCGGGTGGCGTGGGAATTGACCCATGGACCGATCTCAGAGCCCACGATGTTCAAGCAACAATGCAGCACTCAGAGCTGCGTGAATCCCGCTCACTGGCGGGCACTGCACCAGTGAGGGCTTCGCCCTCAGACCCCCGAGCATCGACCGTTCTGGTCGGCACGCCGCAGCAAGCGATCGGCCCTGTCAGGGTGAATTCACTCAAGGACCCGCGGTCCGTCAGACCGACCGCCGCCGCCCGCTGCGCCAAGGTCCGGTCGGCATCCCGGCCGGCTGGCCACCCCGAAAGTGGCTGGTCAGATGAGGTATCTGCTCATGTGGAGCGGGCGTCTTAACCCTACCTCGTCCTCCGAGGACTTGTCACAACGTCACGACTTCGAGCCCCCAAGAACGACTAGAAGGGATCACGATGCTGACGAAACTAGAGCAAGCCGTATGGGCCGAATGGGGTTCTCTGGCTGAGGACGAGCGATCACCAGTGAAGCGCATCGCTGCCCGGCTTAATATAATTCCTGCCGATGTGGCCTTCATCGTCTACCCGGTCGAGACGTTCGGTCGCTGGGCGGACAACCAGGAACCAGACCTACTGGCCTAGTAGCTCCATCAGCCGCTTCGCGTTGTTGGTGAACGTCCTGGATTGCACGGCTTCGCGTGCCTTATCGGCCATCGCCTCGCGAACCCCGTCATGGGCCAGGAACCACCGCACCTTCTCCGAGGCGTCCTCGGCGTCGGTGAAGGTCGGCAACAGCAGGACTTCGTCGCCTTCGCCGCGGGGGTCGCGGAGGAAGAACAGCCCGCACGCGGCCATCTCGACCTCGCGGGGCCCCATCGCCCAGCCCTGCTGGAGCTCGGGGTGGGCGGCCTCGCGGCGATACAGGTTGATGCCGACCTTCGCGGACCGGTAGAGCGGGACGGCATCTTCGTTGTCCATGCATTCGTCGATGTCGTGCATGACGAACTTCCGCAGCGGCGAGTCGGGGGGAAGGCGCATCCAGTTACCACCCAGCCGCACCTCGAGGCCCTCGAGGTCCATCGCGTTGAAGAACGTCTCGCGGCTGGGGTAGCCGGTCCCGACGAACGCCAGATCACACGCGAGCTCCGGCACCACGGGACCCGGCGTATGGAGGTTGGGCCGGTAGGCGTGGGGGACGTATTCGGTGGGGCCGAGGGTGCGGAACCGGTCGATGTTCGTCGGGTCGTTGAGAAGGTTCAGCGTCGCGTGCGGGGCGAGGCCGAGCTGCCGATCGTCCTCATACGGACTTTCGGTGTGGACGAGAACGACCTGGGTGCCGGTCCGCATCGCGTGCTTGAGCATTTCGAAGTCGATGAAGAACGAGCTGATCGACAGCAGGATGTGGGGGCGGATCTTGAACAGTGCCGCGGCGATCCCGTTGGTGGCCATCCCGATCGCCTGGTCATCGGACAGGGCCTTGCGGTAGCCACCTTCCCCATCGGGCAGATACGTGCTGTCGTAGAAGGCCAAGCGGTCGTCGAGGTTGTAGGGGAACACCATCAGGCCGAGTTCGCGGAGCGCCTCGATCCATCCGGTGTGCACGTCCGCGACGGAGAAGTTCGGGCCCGGGTGGACGACGAGGACGCGCTTCAAGGGCTAGACTCCCGCTATGAGTTATCTCCGTAACCCTGGCGAGCAGCAGACGCCGCTACACATCGACGATGGTCAGGGTCAGGCGTTCTGCGGCGTAGAGACTGCCGGGCCACCGATCCCGCCGGATGCGTTCGGGTGGCTGGTCTGTAGCCGCTGCGTCGGGATCTCGCTGCGGGCCGAGGCAGACCGGATCGACCCGCCCGTCGGCCATCTGGCCTAGCCGAGCATCACCCCGACGTTCAACCGGGCGCCCTGGTACTCGACCCCGCCGTACTGCACCCGGCCGGCCTGCCCCTCCGGGACCGCGGCGACCCAGGTGATGAGGCCGGTTTCGCCGAGGTCGGGGTCGGTGTTCAGCGCCGCGTACACGCTGGAGGTGCCGGTGGGTTCGAGGTAGGCGAGCAGCAGCTCCTGGCCGTCCTCGCTACTGGCGTCCGAGGCGAGCAGTAGCACCGCGACGGTGAGGTCGTGGCTGGCGCTGCTCTGGCTGGTCGCGTAGGTGATCGAGTCGACCCAGATGACGGCCGCCGGGACCGTGACCTGCCCGGGTACGGTGTCCTGAACGTTGAGGGTGGCGCTGCCGTCGGGGGTCGGCACCAGGGCCAGCTTGGCGGCGAGCGCGTCGAGGGTCGCAGCGATCATGGGCGCGGTCATGCGAACGACAGCAGCTTCTTGTAGGGGCCGATGAGCTCCTGATACTTGCCGTTGGTGCGGACCCGTGAGATGCCCAGGTCGGCAACGCCGAACACGCCGAACTTGGTGTCCTTCAGCGCGAACAGCTCGGCGGCGGCGATCTCGGCTGCTTCGCGGATGTCGTCGGGCACGGCTGGCCAGCCCCATATCCCACTGACCTCGACGAGGTTGGCGCGGGCGCCGCTGAAGCTGGGGTAGGGGAACAGCAGCCCGCCGACCGCCTTGATCTGCACATACGGGCGCGGCTGGGGGCCGGCGTTGACATTGGGGCTGCCATCGGCGCACAGCAGCTGATAATCGGCGGTCGTCCAGGTCTGCTCGAACGTCCCGTCGCCGGCGGCGTCGGTCTTCAGGGTGGTGGCGGAGACCAGGTCGTTGTAGGCGCCGAGCTCCAGGCACCACGGGTCGGTCGGGGTGAAGGTGCGCGCTTCGGTGATCTTCCAGAAGTGCCGCTGGCAGTCGGAGTCGATCATCCGGGTCGCGACGCGGATCTTGCTGTCGATGCTGGCATGGTCCTGCGTCTTCGCTGACGGGATGGAGAGGCGACCTTTGACTTCTTCGCGGCTGGTGTAGACACGGTCGGTCGAGATCGCCCGGACAAAGAACTGCCCATCTTCGGCGTCGGTGACCGCGCCGGTGGCGACGAACCGGTACAGCCAGGTGCCGGCCTGGGTGGCGGCGACCGCGGCGGTATAGGTTACCGTCGGCGGTGAGCCGCCCTGGGTCAAGCCTGGCGTGCTGGAGGTCCCGTCGGGCGCGGTGACCGTGAGCACGACCGTGGCGGTTCCGCTGATGGTGTAGACCAGACTAACGGCATCCCCGATGTTGTAATCAGCCATGTGCGTCCTCAGGAGAGGACGCGGGTCCTCTCCAGGTAGTCGATGGCCGCCCGGAGCGTCTTCGGGTCATCCCCGAATAGACCGAGCGCCCGGTTGCAGTTGGAGCACAGCAGTCCTCGCACGCAGCGCCCGCACGATTCATTCCCCGGGCAGCAGGATCGATCGTGGTCGATCTTCAATAGCAGGCTGTGATGCTTGGCCTCCGCCTTGCCACAGACCGCGCAGATCCCGCCCTGGTCGGCGACCATCTCGATGTACCGCTCCGGGGTCAGGTTGTACCTGGCCAGCAGGGCCGCTCGGCGGCGGCGTGCTTGCTCGGTCTTAGGTATCGCGTCCCAATAGGTCGCGCGCTTCTTCCTTGCCTGCGCCAGATGCCGTTGGCGGCGGCACTCGTCGGAGCAGAAGCCCGGACCCCGGCCCCGCACTCCCTGAATGCGTATGAACTCGAAGACGTTGCCGCATCCCAGGCAGGTGCGAATCTGGATCGTTGAACCGCCCCGAGTGCGCCAGCGGTGCTCCACCACGCTTCTTGCACGCCGTCGTCGGCGGCACTCATCGGAGCCACATGTCTCGGGCTGATGACCGCGCTGCCGCCACTCGAACGTTGTGCCACAGATCGTGCAGGCCAATTCCATGCCTGCATTCTAGCACGAATATGCTAGGCGGAACGATAGAAACCTGTAGCAGCTATTTGTGCTGTTATATCGCTGCCGTCTGGAGTTACAGCGAAGTCATGGCAGGTCAGCGGAATGATTGCGGTATCGGCAGCGGCGGCGTTGGGTCGGAAGCAGACCAGCAGGTCCGTCCAGGCGGTCCCAGCCGCGACCGCTGTCCAGGTCTGGTCGGGGATGTCGAGTTCGTAGCGCTCGTTGGTGTCATCTGGGGCTGGTACGGCCGCGAGTTCGGTATCGGTTAGGACCTTGCGGGCGTAGTTGGTGTTAGTAACCTCAGCCGGGTTGGCAGCGACGAGTAGCGCATCAAGGGTGTCATAGTCCCTCAGGACAGGGTCGGTTTCCCCGCCAGCGTTGATCGCCACGACGATGAGCGCGGAGTCGGCCGCTGAGGTGAACGGGGGCGTGCCAGTCGCAGTCACGACGAGGCTCTGCTTCACTGCATAGTAGTAGTAGTGGCTTGCGCCACGCGCGATATTGAAAACGAAGTCGGCCGTCGCAGACACCCCTTTTAGGACGAGAGAACTGAGCCTAGCTTCAGTTCGCTATGGCACAAACCGCTATGACGGGCGCCTCGAATTGCTCCGAGTACTGGGGATCTCCATGGGGATTCACCCTGTAGCGGACATTCCATTGCCGGTATGTGCCGCCGACGAGCGATGGAAAGTCCCCGATCATGTAGAAGGTTCCACTGGAGTTGGTTGCCACACCGCCGGAGAAGGCGACCTTGCCCGTTGGGCATACGGCGTTGGCATCCGCCTGCCATCCGTTTCCCTGATTCAGCACCAAGGTGTTCTGGGCGACCACGATCTCATATCCCGAGATGCCGGCCGGGCCTTGCGGGCCCGCCGGACCCTGCGGACCGGTCTGGTTCCAGTTCAGCGCGGTGTAGCCACTTGGGCAGCTCGCGGTGTGGTCGATGACGATGATGGCGCCCTGGGCGGGATTGTTGCTCTTGTAGCAGGCATGGATGACGCCGTCCGGGCCGGGGATGGAGGCGTAGGCAATCCCAGCCGTGAGCAGCAGTGCGGCGAGGAGCATTACGCCGAGAGCGTGTCGCCTGTTCATCTTGACCTCTCCTACTCGCCGACCCTGACGGTTCCTTCTGTGCTTTCTGCGATGACGCTGCCGGACATACCAGCGGTCTGGGCGCGACCAGCGGTGGCGCCGACGGCGGCGAACCCTGGGGGGCTGCTGGGGGTGACTCCGGTCACAACCCCGAACGCCGTTTCTAGCTCAAGCGCCTGCGCGACGCCATAGGCCCGCAGCCTGATCAGCGTCTGCGCCGCTTCGGATTCGGCAGCCTGGCTGAGCGCCTTGACTTTGGCCTTGCCAAGGGGCTGCGCAGTTTCGGTTTCGATGGCCTGGCCAACCGCGACGAGCTTGGGCCCGCTTGGCTGGACCGTCTGCGCGGTCTCGGCCTCGCTGGCCTGGCCGAGGCTGCGGGTCTTGCGGCTACTGGTCTGCTGGCCGGTTTCGGTCTCGATGGCTTGGCTGGCGGCTTTGACCTTGGTCCGGCCGAGGGCCTGGCTGGTCTCCGTCTCGCTGGCCTGCGCGACGCTGCGGATTTTGAGGACCGTGATCGGCTGGGCCGTCTCGGTCTCAATGGTCTGCGCTAGCGCCTTTGCCTTACGGGCCGTGAGGGCCTGCGCGGTCTCGGTCTCGGCGGCTTGGCCAAGGACGCCGCTGGCGGCGACCGCCTGGCCGGTTTCGGTTTCGGTTGCCTGCCCGACGGCGACTGTCTTGCGGACCGTGATCGCCTGCGCGGTCTCGGTCTCACTGGCCTGCGCTGCAGCGCGGGTCTTGAGCTTCCCGAGTATCTGCGCTGTTTCGGTTTCGGTCGCTTGGATGGCGGCCCTGGTCTTGCTGGCGGCAACTGCCTGCGCAGTCTCGGTCTCACTGGCCTGCGCTGCAGCGGCGGTCTTGAGTTTGCCGACCGCCTGCGCGGTCTCAGTCTCAATCGCCTGATCGGCGGCGATCGTCTGAGGGCCGCCAGCCGAAATCGCACCCTTGAGCTCGAACGCGCAGATGTTGCCGCGTTCGGCGACCCCAGCCCGGTTGATCGACAGGGTGACCGACCCGGGTGCCGCGGTCGCGGCCGACCGGCGGGCTGAGCAGCCGCCGCCGCCGGGCGGGATGGTCGACTGGTTGATGATGACGGTGGAACCACCGTCACCCGACGAGCAGGACGTGTTGTCCCAGTTGGATAGGCCGCCGATGACCCAGCTGTTCTCGTTCAGCGTGGTCAGCGCGAGCGTCCGCGGGTCCGCGCTGGACAGCGCGAAGCTCGTCTCAGAGGTCGCGCCGATTGGGCTGGCGGCGTCGTGGCTGGTCCATTCCTCGACCCCGCCGCCGTGGTCGTCGACCGCGCTGGCGGTGAACGTCACCGTCCGCGATGCGGGGCTCGCGCCGATGAGTTGGTAGGACGCCTGCCAGCCGGACCGCTCACCACCCTCGGTGAAGTCTCGTCCCAGGAACGCCGTCCAGCCACCGCCGAGGGAGTCGGTGACGACATCGCGGACATCGGTGCTCGTCCACGACCAGGCAATCAGGATCGAATTCGCCGCAGGGGTGAACGAGCTGGTCGTGATCGCCTGGGTCGAGCCGGACACGGACCCGCGGGTGGTCGAGAAGACCGGGGCGGTACGGGATGGCGCGGCCGGCGCCGGCCGCAGGATCCGCGACCCGAGCCGTGCCCGCGGCAGCCGCGGCCTAGTCGGGGCCCGGCGGACTCTGGGCATCGGCTCAGCCTCCCGCTGGCGGCGGCGGGCCGCGAAAAATCAGGATTTCAAGCCGGTCGAACCGTCGGGCCAGCCAGATCCATAGCAGCCCGACCAGGCCGGCGACGGCCAGGGCCGCCCATGCCCAGCCCATGGGCGGCTAGGCGTCCCAAACGAACGTCAGATCGGAGATCTGGCCGGCGCCGGTGAGCGGTATGACGCCGATACCGTTCCCCGTCCCGGGGGGGATATAGAGACCTCGGCCGCCGAAGGTCCACACGTCACCCGACCCGATTGATGCGCCAACAGCGGCATTTCGGTAGCCCTCAGCGGTGCCCGTCATCGTTGGAGCCACTGTCCAGGTGTCACGAGGGTCGCCCTTGAGGGTGACTGTGTCGTTCTCCTCGGGGAACACTGTCTTGGCGGCACCGGGCGTGCCAACAACGGTGATCTTGCGCAAGCCACAAGAAAACGCGGTGGTGGTGGTGTTGGTCACCCAGACCTCGACGACCCACAGCGGCGTGGAGGCCTGCGCCATCAGCCCACCGATAGGCAGGGTGGTCGACCCGGCACCGGTCGAGCGCCAGGCAGCGGAGTAGCGGGCCATCTAGCCTCCAGGGCGGATGTGGGGTGCCATGTGTGGCTGGCTGTACGGGCCGTAGGGAGAGCCCTGTTCAGCCGGGCGTGGGGAGCGGTGCAGCAGTTGCGGCGCGACCCCGCCGCCGGCGGCCGGCGCGAACGCGATCGTCATGTAGGCCTTCGTCGCCGCCGTGGTCAGCGTCCCGGTGCTGGAGCCGGTGGCGCCGGCGGTGGCCTTGGTCGCCGAGTAGCAGATGATGACCCCGCCGCCACCGAGGGCGGTCGCGTTGTCCATCTGCTCGGTGATGCTGGTGTAGGCGCCGTTGGTGATACTGGCGATCTGCGCGGTGCTGATGTCGGCGCCGGTCGCCAGGATCTCCAGGATCAGGCAGTCATCCACCGTGGTGGTCAGCCCCGGCCACGATGCCGCGGTGCTCGAGGTCGCTGAGCTGGCGACCGCGACGACGTGCCACGGGTTGCCGGTGGTGGGGCAGCCACGGACCGCGATATACCGGCCGATGTTGTGGTCGCCGGAGTCCCCCCACGCATGCGCGGTCACCACCCCGTCGTAGCGGCGCCACACCACGCTGAGCTGGGTGTTGACCCCTTGGACGACCGGGCTGACCGGAGTCGCGTCGGAGGAGACGTGGGCGAATCCGTTGGTGGCGATCGAGGGGAAGTTCGCCCCACCAACCGATTCGCCGATCCCCAGCAGCACATCGTCGACCGCGAGCGAGGCGGGGAAGGCTGGGGTGATCGCGGAGGCGCTGGCGGCGGGACTGGCGGAGACCCCGACAACAGTAGGTGGCATCAGGCGTCGGAGATGTCTTCGGGCGGCGGGTACGCGGCGACGTAATTGACGGCGGGTGCGTCGGGTGCGTCGATCACCTCGACCGTCGTCGTCCCCCCGGGGGTGGCCACGTCGGTTGGGCTGCCGCTCTCCTCATAGTGCAGGGTCGCGTCGTAGCCGGCGGGTGGGGTGGTTGTGATCGATCGGATCCCGGCGGTGTTGGGGTTGCTGGCCGAGGCGACTAGATCGCCGAACTGCGCGGAGGTGACTGTCTTGCGGGCCGCGTACTCCAGGTAGAGCGCATCGCAGCCCATATCGGGGGTTGCGTCGGTGGAGAACCCGAACCGGAGCGCGGCGCCGGCCAGCAAGGCTTCGGTCCAACCGCCCGTGGGGAACGGCCACATGGCGCATTGCCAGCGCGGCTCGGTCGTGGAGTACGCGGTGGGGCTGCCCGCGTCATAGGAGACGCTGGCCGCGACCAGAATGGTTTCGGTGGTGCCGTCCCAGCCGCGGATGCCGACGGTGCCGGTGCCGGTGCCGGTGCCGCCCCACATCGCCGCCAACTCCCGCACCCCGGCGATGATCTCGTCGGCGGCGACCGTCGGGGCGGCCATGGGGAACTCGATGTAGTCATTGGCTGCGACGGCGGTCTGGCACACCCCATCAGCCGACGCCGAGACGGTCGGGGGAACCTCATCGACCGCGTCACGGGCGTTGGTCGCGTTCCATGCGCCGAGCGTGCCATTGGCGGTGAACACCGAGAAGTTCGTGCTGGTGCCGGACACGGTCGGGGTGCCGGCCGGGTCAACGGTCAGCAGCCGGATCTGGTGGGGGCCGAGCGGATAGGCGACGTAGTAGCGGGACAAAACCACGTCGTCGTAGTCAGCGGTCATCGTCTGGGCGTTGGCGTTGCCGAGGGTCAACAAGGAGACCGTGGCCGGGGACTGCCCACTCAAATCGGCGGCGGTCTGGTCGGTGTAGGTGTCGGTGGCGGTCTCCAACCGCCACTCTGCGTGCCAGGTGGAGATGTTGACCTTGACCCGCAGGTCGACCCATACCCAGGTGTTGATCGCAGTGGTGCCAGGCTGCCACGACACCGTGCCGGTGCTGCCGCACCTGACGCCGAACTTGCTGGTGGAGGTGTCGTAGAGCAGTTGGGCAAGGACGCTGCCGATGTTGGTGGCGATGTAGGCGACCGAGACCGTGCCGGACGCCGACACCACCCGCACGTTGAACCCGCAGGAGGCCGACCCGCCAGCGAGGTTCCCCAAACGGACCGCCGTCGCTGCCGCAGACTGCACGATGCGGAGTCCGTAGCCCGAATTCCGCGCCGAGCCAGCCTGGATCAGATAGTTCGTGTCCCAGGTGCCCGTGGTGACGATTGGGTTGCCGAGCATGGCGGTGTCGCCGGTGGTGGCGGTGATGCCACCGTGGGTCCCCCACTCGAACCCGGCCAGCATCGCGAGCGGTGCCGCGATCGGGGAATCGGCCGCCCGGTACGCCACCAGGAGCGTATCGGCGCTGGTGGTACTTCCGGAGGTGGCAAACGTCGCGGTGCACTCGAACTGGTCGGTCTGACCGGTGACGAACTTCCGCGCCACCGCGAGTTGGAACCCCGATACCGGGGACGGCCCGATATCAACGACCTCGTCGAAGCCGTTGGTGTAGCCACTCCAGGAGTGTGTATCACCGGCGATTGAGGCTGAGCCGAACGCCGCGAGCACCACTGTGTTAAGCGATGCGTTCAACGGCGCCGTGCCACTGGTGACGGTGCCGCCGTTCGCCGCCGGGGCAGCGACGGTCGACGCTGAAGCGTCCAGCGGCTCCACCAGGCCGATACCTGACACCTCCGCGACGTACCAGTCGAAAAGGCTGTTGGAGGCCGTCGTGAACGTCCAGGAGGTCTCTCCCGCGGCGACCTCGGACTTGCGGTACACACGCAGGAAACTGCCGACGGCCTTATCCTCCGCGAACCCGGCGGGCGCCGTTGGTCCCATTGAGGACTTGAGGACGATAAGCACCGTGTTCCCATCGGTGGTACCGGATGGGACGCTGACCACACAGGACGTGCCGGGGGTGGAGATGACCCCGGAGTTTTCCTGGACGAAGTTTTCTGCGGCCAGCGGCATCAGATATGACCTTCCGTAGTGGTGGGTATAGGCCGACTGAGCCGGCCTGGCGAAAGGGTGGTCAGCCTCCAACCCGCGTCGCGGGATGGGTCGCCGGGCCGGCCCCTCCTACTCCGACTTGCGGGGGCGGCCGGGGCCGCGCTTGGCCATATCCTCAGACGGGCGAGGGCGAGTAGGTCGACAGCGGCGTGTACCGATGCACGCACAGCACCTCGGGAATCGGGGGGACCATCCCGCAGACGCTGCCGAGCTTGTCGAGGAAGATCCCGTCGGAGTGGTAGCAGGTCTGCGGCGCTTCCGGCAGCCACGGGTCGCCAATCTCGTCGAGCAGGGCGGTCCGCCACATCACCTGGCCGCCATCCACGCGGCAGTCCATCGACGCGCCGTACTTGACGTCGGTCGCTGGCCGCAGGCCGACCTCCGTCTCGGTGCCGTCCGGAGCGACGACGGTGAGCAGTTGCGAGCACCAGACCGCGCCGACCTGGGGGAACTGGTCGAGGTAGCCGGCCATCCGCTCCATAAATGTCGGCAGGTACCGGTCGTCGTCGTAGAAGGTGCACATGTACCGGCCGCGGACCAGCCCGGCACGGATGGCATTGTTGGTGGCCAGCGCCACCGGACACGCCATCTGCTTCAGGTCCGGGCCCTCGTCGGTGAACGTCCACTCGACCAGCGGATACTTGGCGTAGTCGCGGTGGATGCGGGCCATCAGCTTCGACTCGCGCCCTGGCTGGCCGCGCCACCGGCCCGAGTCGACCACCAGGATGTGGATATCCTGCCGGGTCTGGTTGACCGCCGATTCGAGCGCGTCGCGGAGGTAGGGCTTCATGTGGGCAGTCAGGAGGCAGGTGACCGCCGGGCCGGGGGCGGTCACGCTGCCAGCTGCTGCAGGTCGTGGGCGACCAGCCACTCGACGATTCCGCGGAACCGGGCCGTGGCTTGCCAACCCAGCTGCTTCGCCGCGTACATCGGATTGCCCTGCAGATGGGCAACGTCGGCAGGTCGGCAGGCCGCGAGGTCGAGCCGGATATGGTCGCGCCAATTCAGCGCGGCCCGCCCGAATGCGACCTCGACGAGCTCCCGAACGGTGTGGGATTCCCCAGTTGCTAGGACATAGTCACCAGGGCGATCCTGTTCGGCGATCAGCGGCAGCGCCGTCACATAGTCGGGGGCCCAGCCCCAGTCGCGGCGGGCGTCGAGGTTACCGAGGCCGAGTTCGGTTTGCTGGCCGGCGGCGATTCGGGCGACCGCGCGGGTAATCTTGCGGGTGACGAACTCCTCCCCGCGCCGCGGGCTCTCATGGTTGAACATGATCGCCGTGGACGCGTGCAGCCCGTAGGACTCGCGGTAGTTGACGGTTGTATGGTGCGCGAACGCCTTGGCGACCCCGTACGGCGAGCGGGGCCGGAACGGTGTCAGCTCGTTCTGCGGCGCCGGCGCGCTGCCGAACATCTCGCTCGAGCTGGCCTGGACCAGACGGATGGCCGGGTCGACCTGCCGGATCGCCTCCAGCAGCCGCAGCACGCCGAGGCCGGTGACCTCCGTCATCAGCGTCGGCTGCTGCCAGCTCATGCCGACATAGGTGACCGCGCCGAGGTTGAACACCACGTCGGGCTTGGTGGCCTGGAGGGCGTCCACCAGAGACGACTGGTCGAGCAGGTCGCCATCCAGCAACTGGAGGGAAGGCACCAACTGCTGAATCCATCCGCGTTTCAAGTTCGCCTGGCCACGGACCAGCCCGAACACGTCATGGCCATCCGCGGTGAGCTGCTCGGCCAGGTAGGAGCCGTCCTGGCCGGTGACGCCCGTGATGAGGGCTCTCATGGGTAGTTCACCGGCTCGCCATAGTCGGCGATGGTCACTTCGCCCGTGACGGAGTTCTTCGTGAACGTCGGCGAGAGTGTCTTCCCTTCAAGGTCCGCCGGGGCATCGTCGTCTTCGACCTCGACCAGACACACCCCATAACGATCTGGCTCGCCGGTAGCGGCGATCAGCATCCCGCGCGGCAGTTCCAGGTTGGGTGCCACCAGCACCTCGACCGCGACCGGGATCCGGTAGCGGGTCACAGCAGCACCGGGACCGGAATCGGGACCAGGAACCGGCCGCCCCGGTCGAGGAACTCACGCTCGCGGCGTAGGACGCCCGCCAGGTCGTTCCAGAGCAGGAGGAGGTACACATCCGGATAGGCGTGGTCTAGCCCGGTGACCTCTACCACCTGCCCCGGTCCAAAGGGCCAAATCCGCTTGATGTCATCTTGTTTGGGTGGTGCGACGATCGGGATCCGCATCCCTGGGGAGTACCGGCCGATCTTCGTCGGGGTGGTGTCCTCGATGTACGGCAGGATCGGCCGACCAATCCCGCACCAGTTCAACAGCGTCGTCGACTTCGCCGTCGCGCCGTACCCGGCGATCGTGGCGCCCGGGTTCAGCACCTCGTCGAGCAGGTCGAGCAGGCGGGATCGGAGGTATTCGGTGCGGCCCTGGAAGTTCTCGTAGGCGGTCTGGTTTCGCAGCCACGATTCCTGACGCCAGTAATTCACCCACGCGTCACCATGCCCGTGGGCTTTCCCGGCGGCAATCCGCACGCTGCCACCTTGGGCTTGTGTGTGCTGCACGTCATAGGCCCAGAGGCCATGCCGGCTGAGGATTTCACTCAGCGACCCGGCCGAGAAGTAGAACCGGTGCTCGTGGTAGACGTGGTCGAACTGATTGCCGAGCAGCAGGTCCGGCAGGTACTGCACCTCGACCACGGCGACACCGTCGGGGGCGAGCAGATCATGGATGCCGCCGAAGAAGTCGTCGAGGTCGGCGACGTGCGCGGCGACGTTCCGGGCGATGACCAGCCCAGCTTTGCCGGCCATAGCGCGTGCCATGGACGAGTGGCGCCCAAACGCTCCCAGGGCCACGTCGAGCCCTCGGTCGCGAGCGACTTCTACAGGTCCCTTCGCAGGATCGACCCCGAAGGTGTCACAACCAGCCGCCTTGAAGTGGCGCAGCAGGTCGCCGTCGTTGCAGCCGACCTCGACCGTCAGCCGCTTCGCCTGGTCCGGGTACGCGGTCAGCAGCTCAGCGGCGAGTGCCTCGTGCTCGGCGACCTTCGACGGCGACGTACCCGAGTAGAACCCGTAGTCGGCCCCGAACAGCAGATCGTCGTCGACGACCTCCAGAAGCTGCACCAACCAGCATGACCGGCACACCGCCAACTCAAGCGGGAATGTCGGCTCCGGTTCATCTTCGGTGGCGGGGAACCGGTCGGCGAGGGGGGTCTTGTCGAGGTCGAGGAAGGGTTCGAGTTGGTCGGCGCCGCAGCCACCGCAGACCTCACGGCGCATCGTTACCGTCCTTGCCGACCTCGCGGATCTCAGCTTCCTTGAGCATCGCCAGGTCGACTTCGAGCAGCCGCTCGTCGCCCCATCGCTGGATGTGCATGACGACCGCTTCGCCGGCCTTCATGTCGATGATGCAGCGGAGGATCTTCTCGTCCTCGCGGAACACGCCCGCGTCAACCAGCGCCTGCCAGAAGCTCCGGCTATGGATCATCTTGGGTCCCATGGTTCCTCCGTCTCCTCCGTGTCCCTTGAGCGCGCAGGCGGGCCACGGAGGTAACCCGCCTGCGCTCACCCGCCGGGAAGCGGGCTCCTATCGCCAGTCCCTGGCTACCCCTGCGCCTTCGGGGGCCGCCCCGGGCCCCGCTTGGGTTCCTCCGGCGCTGCTGGAGATTCGGGCAGGGTGAACTCCTCGCAGTAGTCCGCGATCATGTCCGGGTCACCCTCGTGCATGACCTTGTTCTCCGCGACGAAGTTGTTCCCTGCCCAGTACGACTGCGCAGCCCGCATCAGCTTGGCCATCCAGCGACCTCCTCATAGGCGTCACGCCACAGCTTCCAACCGGTCTGGATCGTCCAGCCCTGCGCGACCTGCCGTCCCTTGGCACCGAGCTCGTCGCGGGCGGCCTCATCGTTGATGAGCTCCCGCAACCGTGCCGCCCATTCCTCAGCGGTGGAGACGAGGTAGCCGGTGACGCCGTCGATGACGAGGTCGCGGTAGGCGGGCCGGTCCGCCGCGATCACGGGGATCCCCAAGGCCATGTACTCGAGCGCGCGGATGTGGGACTTGCTGTCGTTGAACGGGGTCGGCGCGAGCGGCGCCAGGCCGATGTCGAAGTCGTTGGCCTTGAAGAACGACCAGACGTCCGGCTTCCATGGCGTGTACCGGCATGGGCGGTCCAGTTTGAGCACCGGGGAATAGTCGATCCCGAGGAAATGCATATCGACCTGCGAATGGGCGGTCAGGACCTCCCGGACCGGGTCGGCCACATCCATCCAATCGCGCAGGTGACTCATCCCACCCGACCAGCCGACAACAAGGCGGTCCCGCCGCGGCCGGTCAACATACAGCGCATCCGCGTCGATGTGGTTGGGCACGACCTTGACGTTGGGGTTGTACTGGCGCATCCGCTCGGCCAGCGGCTCCGTTGAGACCGTCACTAGATCGCTCATCCTGAGACACTCGACGCAGGAGTCGCGCCACAGCGGGTCGAACCAGACCGCCATGCCGCTCCAGGTGTCCGGCTGGAGCACGTCATCGTCGATCTCGTAGACGAGCTTGGCCTTGTCCTTCCAGCGGCTCCACAGCGGAACCGAATCCGGGCCGCTGAACCGCTGCCCGACGATCATGTCGATCTCTTCGGTCTGCTCATCGTTGGGGGTGAACTTCGTCCCCGGTTCGGGCAGCAGGATACGGTGATGGGTGCCGCGGGCGAGATGCTGGTAGGGCAGATAGAACCGGTAGTAGCCGGACCCGTCAGCCTGATGGGGGTAGCCGAGGATCGTGAGCTGGTCGGTGGGTTCGGAGAGGGGCAAGGTTGGCCTCCCATGACCCGGGGCGCGCCGCATGGGAAACAGCGCGCCCCGGGGACCGGATTGGTGGGTGAGTGGAAGAGCAGCTACTCGCGCGCGGTCACCAACCCGCCAGGACAGTAGCTACTGGATGAGCAGCGCCTGAAGAGCGTTGGCAGTACTGACCCCTGCGCCAACGCGCCAGTATGCGAACCAGCCTGCTTCCGCGGTGGGCAAGTTGGCCGTTGCGGCCGCTGTGACCATTGGGTTATAAAGAACCCGCATGCCCACTCTGTCCACAATTATATACTGCTCGAAGTCGCCGTACAGCAGGACCTTGGAGCCGGAACCGGTCGCCGACGAGAGCGAGCTGGATTCGTAGAGGGGCTGGCCGAGCAGGATGTTCGGGGTGCCCTGACCCAGGTTGACCAGGAATGCAGCACCGCCGGAGGTGTCGAACTGGCGGGTCTTGTTGATGTAGAAGAGGTTGGCCATCCATGCCGTCGACCGCGAGCTGCGGAACCGCGGCCCGAGCCGACCCTGCAGGGTGTAGACGTCGCCGACGGCGTACGCGGTCGCGGCGGCGGTGTTCCCGGTCGTCGCGGCAGTCATCGCACCCTGCGGGATGTTGCCGGTGCCGACCCCGGTGGAGAACGCCGACTCCTCCAGCCGGTCCTTCGCGTCGCCGAACAGCCGGGGAAGCTGCGTGCCGAGGTTGGAGTCCTCCAGCGACTCATAGCTACCGAAGACCCACGCCTGCGCCCGCTTGGGGGTGATCTTGATCTGCCCGACGGTCGGGGAGGCATCGCTAGCAGCGACCGCCTCACCGACGAACGCGGCGTTCACACCCGCCGAGGAGACCCCATTCCAGTCGACACTGGTGGTCTGTTCCACCCGCGACACCCGCCGGTAGGGGTTGGAGCTGCCGGCGTTGGTGAGGATGATCGTGGGATCTAGGACGAACGGGAGCATGAAGCCCAAGCTGCCGGTGCCGAGGGTGGTGGCACGCTGGCTCATCCCCTCGGGGTCTGCGAGGTAGGACCGGAACGCCTCGAAGTACTCCTGGCTGCCGGTGAGCAGGACGTGCTTGGCGACGCCCGGGACGCTGGTGACGAGCTGGCTGGCCCGTTCGGCGTGATCGTGGGGGAAGTCGACGAACCCGGCGCGGCCGACCCATTCGATCGCGTCCTGCGCGCGGGAGCGGATCTCGCCGGCGGGCAGCAGCCCGGTCGGGCCGGAGGAACGCACCGACTCCATCGCGTCGAACGGGTCGCGGCGGTTGCGGTAGATCTGCTCGGGCGCCTGACGGTCGGAGCCGTCCTCGGTGGCGTCCGGCTGGTCCTTGGCGGCGACGCTGATGAGGTTCAGCTTCTGCGCGCGAGCCGCCAGCGGCTTGCGGCGCTCCTCCAACGCGTCGAACTCACCGATGAGGGTGTCGACGTAGTCGCTGTCGGTCTCCTCGGTGGAGGCCGGGTTCTTCTCGATCGTCTGCAGCTCGGCGCGGATCGCCTCCTGCCGCTTCACGATGTCTTGCAGGTTCACTCGGAGCCGCCTTCCTTCGGCCGGGCGATCTGGCGGGCCCGCTCGCGGAGCGTCTCCACGTACGGGTCGTGGGCCAGGCCCGGCCGAGTCGTCTTCGCCGCAGCGATCCGCTGCAGCAGGGCATGCCGGCTCGAGTGCGCCTCGGTCTGTTCCGAGGGCGGGTCGTCGGCGACGAGTCCCGATCCATCGTCGGGAGCGTCGGGGGATGACTGGTCGTCCGACGAATCCGCCTCTTCGGCTGGAGCGTCGGGGGGAGCGCCATCCCGGATCAGTTCGGCGAGTTGCGCACGCTCGCCGGGGGCGAGGCCGCTCAACAGCAGCGCGGCAGCCTCGGCGCGCATCCCGACCACGCCCGCCTCAACGTAGGCGGGGAACGGGGTCGGGCCGTACTCCTTGAGGGTCGACTCCATCCGCCGTACTGTCACCAGCTTGCCGGCCGGGTCGGGGCGGAACCCGCCGCGGGGGATACGGGTGATCGGCCGACCAGCCGTGTCCGTCGCCGAGGACCGCAGGTACATGCCCTGGAAGCTGTACCCGTCGATTGCGCCTTCGCGGATGAGCTCCAGCGCCTCATCAGCCAGCGCGGTGCGGTGGTAGCGGGTCACGGTGAGCAGGCCGCGGGTGTCGGCCTTGATCTCCAGCGGCGTCCCGATCGGCATCGACCCGCGTTCGGATGGGGTGCCGTAGATCGTGCGGGCGTGGTTGTAGAACACCCGCACCCGCCAGCCGGTGCGGCTGCCGGCGGGAGCGGCGTCCGAGATGGCCCGGTTGAACATGACCCGGTCGTTCACCTCGGTGTAGTGGCCGTCCTGGTCGTGGATCTCCGCGGGAGTGTCGAACACGGCGGCGTAGGCTTCGACGGTGCGGCCGTCGCCGCCGGAGCGGATACGGATGTCCTCCAGCGGGAACGACCGGACATAGAGATGGGGGCCGGCCAGCAGCTGACCGTCGCGACTGCTGCTCTGGCCGGCCATCTGCCGCAGGCTGTCGGGTGGTTCCTCGTCCAGTTCGCCGTAGAGGCGGACCAGCGCCCGCGCGGCGGCCGTCTTCTTCTCTGCTGGTGCCTGGACCTGGTTGAGGCGGGCAGCGGCGTTGTGGACGGCGTTGCGGTTCAGCGTCCCGCCGGGTTCACGTACCGGCAGGCTATAACGCTGCTTGCCTTCGCCTTGGCCAGTATCGATCAGGCAGGCGCGGGCCCACTGCTCATCGGTGTAGTCGGCCTGGGTGAAGTCCGACCAGGGCCGGTTCGACACGGCCACGGCTGCCCTCCTTGAGGCTTGCGGCTCGGCCGCGTACAGGGCGGCCATCTGCTTGTTGGCTTGTTCGCGGGTGGCGTGGCATCGGCCATCGACCGACCCGTCAGCATCCTTGATGACGCCGTAGGGTTTGGACGCCGGGCACTCCGCCGTCTCGGCAACATGCCAGGGCACTGCTCAGCCCATCCCGGCGGGAATCGGCGGTTTGCCGTTACCGGCCGCGATGGCGCGCAACCCGCTGGGGGAGAGGTCTGCGCCGGCCTGGTTCAGCAGCCCGCGGGCCTCCTCAGCCGACAGGACTACGCCAACCCCGAGGTAGACCTTCTGGACCATCTCAACGAGGTTGCGGGCCTCCTCGGCGGGCGTCTGTGCGGTCTGCCCGTCGCCTTCGCCGGGTCGGATGAGTTGTACGCTCGTCAGGCCGGTGTGCTTGAGGAGGGTCTCATCCTCGGCGTTGGCCGCCTCCACCGCCGTCGCGGGCTCAAACCCTGCCTCGACGTACTGGCGGATCGTCTGCGCCTTGACGAACTGGACCTGGGCGCGGTCGGCGGCGTCCTCCCGCAGGAACGCGATCTGGCTCTCGTCGTACCACAGCCGCGCGCCCGAGTTCGGCGGTGGCACGATCGTCTGTAAGGATCCGCAGGCGTTGCGCCACAGCGGCTTCATCGTCGTATCGGCGGTGATCCGCCGAGCCGCGTTGAAGTTCCCCGCGTTCAGCGATGATCCCTGCAATCCCTCCGACAGGCCCGCGATAACCGGGTGGATCCCCGACGCCGCCGCGATCCGAGTTTCGCCCTTGCCTTGGGTCTTGCTGAAGTCGAGCTGCTGCAGGTCCTTGCCCGCGACGGTCACATCCGCGCCGCCACCCAGATAGAGCGTCTTGTAGGCGTTCTGCCAGCCCGAATGGGTTCGTTCCATCTTGGCGACGAAGTTCTGGAACGCTTCGGAGCTCACGCTGGTGTCGAACGACACGACCAGCTGCGGTGTCGCGCCGTTGGCGAAGAATCCCAGCTTGTGCTCGGTCGCGGCCTGGTCGCCGAGGATCTCCCGCACCACCGGCGTCAGCCACGACATCCCGCGGTAGCGCGCCAGCGGGTCGGGGATCGGCGCGAAATGGGCGACCTCCTCCGCGGTCAGCGCCTCCGGCTGCGTCTGCCCGTCCTTCGGGTCGTAGATGAACCCGATGATCTCCGCGTCCAGCTGCGCTGCGGTCTGCACCGGCTGTCCGCTGGAGTCGCCCATGACGATCGTGACCCAGTCCGGCCGCATCATCCGCAGCCGGTCCGGCTGGTCCATCGTCCGCGCGACGTAGGCGTTGCCGCCCGGGTCGGCGTGGGCGAGCATCCGCGACAGCAGATCCCCCGTCACCCCACGCGGCCACGGCTCCTCGAGGATGTCCAGTGCCGGGGTGGAGAACAGCCGGCCGGGTTTGCCCGCGTTGAAGCCCTGGAAGACGAACCACGCCTCGGAGAAGATCGACAGCCGCTTCAACTCGCAGGCGAACACAACCGCGTTGTGCTTGAACGCGCCGTCGACCAGGCCGGCGAAGTTCGCCTCGATATTCTCCTCGTTCGGCTGCCCAGCGCCGGCAAGCCCGAAGTAGGTCGACCCGCCATAGGAGAACCCCTCCATCGCCTCGGTCGGGAACGGCCACACCAGCCCGCGGCGGGAATGCTGCAACAGGTTCGTCAACGAGAACCATCCACGTCATAGAGCAGCAGGAACGATACCGAACACGCGATCCCGCCGACGATGAGGGTCCACCCGAACCCCCACAGCACCCCAACACCCCACGCTGACGTGGTGAGGCCGGCGGCATAGCCGACCCGGGCGCGGGCGACCCGGGAGGCGCTGCGGGCGCGAACCCACGCGGCGATCGCGGCCGCGGTCCAGCGTTGCCGCAGCCCGCCGAGCAGGTCGATCGGAAACGCTACTGCCATGCTGCCCACGGCTCCGATACGTTCGAGTCCTCGAGGTGCGCCCTTGTGGCGTGACCCCACGCGGCCAGGGTCACCGCCATCAGCGGCGAGATATCCACAGACGCGGTTTCCTGGTTCCACAGCCACCGGTCGCCGAGCTCCCGGCGGGTCGCGCCCGCCACCGCAAGGTCAAGGACAGGCTGGCCGAGGTGCCGCATGCTCGCCGGCTCATCCACCTCGGGGTTCGCGCCGCTGGCGTCGTAGAACGCTCCCGTAGCAGCGGCGACCTCGGGAATGCCAGGCTTCAGGATCTCCAAGCCGACCGCCTCAGCCTCAGCGATCAGCGACACCGCCGGACCGGACGGCGCAATGACAATGACGCACGGCGACCACTGGTCGGCCCGGTCGACCCGTTCCTTCAGCCAGGGCACAACCCAACCGCTGCCGCGGCGGTTCTCGACCGACTCCACATGCCGCAGGCCGTCAGCGCGGCACCCGGCCGCCCCGATCGACGCCCAGGTCCGATCCCGGCTCATGTGAACCGCGAACGCCGGCCGGTCAACGATTTGGCTGGCCGGGTCCTTGAGCCCCTGCCACGCGGTCTGCCCGATCACCAGCCACTCGGCCGGGGTCTCGTCCAACCACTGGTTCAGATACGCGCGGCGGAACTCCGGCAGCGCCATATCCTGAAACTCGGCCCGGATCGCCTCCTCGGTGATCGTATGGCCGAGTGCCGGCATACACGCCCACCACGTCGCCGGGTCGGACGGGTCCGCATCGTTCGGAGCCGACCACTCAAAATAGGCGACCCCCGACGTGATCCCTGCTTCAGCGGCGAGGCGGCCAGCCTCGACCTTCCCCCACAGATATGGCGACGCCGCCTTCGACTTCCCCGCGGTCGACACGACCCACAGCTGCGGCTGCGGCCGGGTAATCATCGCCGGTGCCATGCCCTGCTCAACCCGCGCGTCCACCTGCGCGAACGCCTCGTCGATCACGCCCAGGTCGAGCGTGTCCCCATGGGAAGCCTCCTCCGACGGCGCGTCAAGACTGTGGATGCTGCCGTTGCGCCAGCGGATACCCTCCTGTCCGATCTGCCGGGTCACCCGGAACAACGGCCGGAACCGGGACGCCTCCAGCACCGGCACGTGCTCCTCGTCCCACTTCTTCCGGGCCTTCAACCGCGTCTGCGCCGTGTAGGTGATCCGCTGCCGCTGCCACGCCTGCGCCCGATGCACCATCACCGACAGCAGCTCGGTCGTCTTGCCCGACTGCCGGGGAACCGTCAGCACGACCCGCCGGTACACCAGCCGCCCGCTAGACGGATGGACCTCCAGCGCGACGTCGGCGACGTGCCGCTGCCACGGCATCAGCGGCGTCCCCAACGCCGCCGCCACCTGCGCCACCCTCCCGCCCAGCGTGCGCCGCTCGGGGGATCGCGGGGTCGTCCATCGGGGAGGACAACGCGTCGGCGAGGGCGTCTGTAGCAGCACCGACACCGCCGGCCTCCTTCAACGTGAGCAGGGTCGCCCGTAGTTCCCGAGCGACCGCCGCCGTCGCCAGACCGGCACCATCGTCGAGGGTCTTCGCGAGGTTGTACGCGGCCTCAGCCAGCGACCGCTGCACGCCGGCCAGGTCGCCGAGGGCTTTCACATCGCGGCGGGTCGCGCGCTCCACCGGACCCCTAGCCAAGGTCCCCCCCCACGGCCGCTACACAACCCGCACCAC